ATGCTCACACCGAAACAAGAGGCTTTTTGTAACTACTACATGGAAACCGGTAACGCTTCCGAGGCGTACCGGAGAGCTTTTTGTTGCAAAAAAATGTCTGAAAAGACTATCTGGGAAAAAGCATCGGTATTGTTGTCGAAGGGCAAGGTTAGGACAAGGGTAAGAGAATTACAAGACGAGCAAAGGAGTAAGTCTGATATAACAAAAGATAAAATTCTAAAAGAACTATCTAATATAGCTTTTTCTTCGATCTCCGAAATGCACAACACGTGGATCGAGAGAAAGGAATTTGAAAAGCTAACGCCTGAACAGAAGTCTACAATAAAAAGTATTTCGACGAAAGTATTGAAAAAGAATATAGGTACACATGATGATCCCGAGATAGTAGATGTCGAGTATGTTAAAATAGAACTTCACGACAAATTGAAAGCTATCGAGCGTATTTGCAAGATGCTTGGATTTGACGCCCCGGAAAAAGAAGAGGTTAGCGTTTCGTTTGCCAAGCCTCTGTCGAGAGAAGACAGGGAAAGAATAGAAGAAGAACTTGAAAAAGATTACTAGCGATGACAGAACAAGAGTTTATGCAATACAAGCTCACTGGGTCGATAGAATATTTTACCCGGTACTTCTTTAAAAAGAGGTTCGGGAGGAAATTTGTCGTTGGCGACCATCACAAGAAAATCTTTAACATTCTTGACAGAGTGCTATCAGGGGAGCTAAAAAGGGTTATAATAAATATGCCACCACGCTACGGGAAAACAGAGGTGTGCGTTAAAAATTTTATAAGTATGGGTTTAGCGATAAATCCATCTTCTAAATTTATCCATCTTTCCTACTCGGACGATCTCGCTTTAGACAACTCGGAAGAGGTGCGAGACCTTGTTAAATCCGAAGAATATCAACACATATTCCCTTACGTGCAAGTAAAAAAAACGAGCGATTCTAAAAAAAAGTGGTACACGACATATAGTGGAGGCGTGTACGCTACGAGTGCAGCCGGACAAGTTACTGGATTTGGAGCGGGGAACGTGGATTTAGAAGATAAAGAGCTATCGGGAGAGATAGATAAAATAAATAACAACTCCGTTTTTGGCGGAGCCATAATAATAGACGACCCAATAAAGCCAGAGGACGCCACTAGCATGACAATACGAGATAGGGTTAATGCCCGGTTTGATAGCACGATTGTCAACCGTGTAAATTCTCGAAATACACCAATCGTAATTATAATGCAAAGGCTTCATCCAGATGATTTGTGTGGTTATCTTATAGGCAGGGATGGGGACGAATGGTATGTTTTATCTCTCCCCGCTTTATATTTTAATGAAAACGGGGAAGAGTGTGCGCTATGGTCTTTTAAACAAACGGTAGAAGAATTAAAAGATATGCGCAAAAAAAACGAAATCGTGTTTGACACGCAATATCAGCAAGATCCGCAACCTAAAGAAGGACTTATGTTTCCCTTGTCGGAATTGCATTTTTACAATCCGAGTGCGGTTAATTTGTCTGAAGCTGATTATAAAATAATGTGGGGAGATCCGGCAGACAAGGGAGATGATTTTGCTTGTTTTGTCGGGTACGTGATGGATGGATATGTATATGTGCCCGAATTCTTGTGCAATAACAATGGACTTGATTACATGATTCCAGCGGTTTCGAATATGGCAATGAAACATAAACCCACGGATGTCTGTTTGGAAGGTAATGGTGGATGGATACAGACATGTAAAGATATAAGGAATTGCATTCAGGAAAATGACGGGAATATTCGTGTTGCGATATACAAGGAGAAAGGGAATAAAGAAGAGAAGATAAGCGGGCAGGCGTACTTTGTAATAAACAATTTTTATTTTAGAGAAGACTATAGAGATATGCAGGAATACGCTAAAGCAATAAAGAATTTGACATCTTATCTTAAGAATGTTAAAGACCAAAAAGATGACGTGCCAGATGTTTTGGCATCTGCAAGCAGGTATTTAAGGAGAAACGTAATACGTGAATGAATATGAATATAAGAATAGTCGAAATAAGGTGTCCGTTTTGCGGAAAGTTGGAAACTAGAATAACTTCCGACACTTCCGGCATATTGGAATTCGTGTGTAGCAAGACGCATTGCAAGCATACTTTTTATGTAATAAACACAACTGTCGTAAAAAGCATTCCCGGGGAAATAGCACAACACTTTAAAAGAAATAGACATGAAACTACCATGGTTTAATAAAAAGAGCGCAAGAAATATTATAGCTAGGGATGAAAATAGGAATGTAATAGTTATCCCTAATAAAGATTTGGACTCGTATTTAGGTGTCTTTAGCCCCGCGACAATAACAAATAATGTTGTAACATTATTCAGAAAGATTCCCGAGGTTGCTTTCCCAATTACGGCTATAACGAATAGGATTACTAATGGCAGATTTCAATTAAAGGATGTCAAGACAGATACGATAATTTACGACAATGATTCGATTAATAAATTCTTATCTCAACCAAACCCATTGCAGACATTTGGAGAATTCATACAACAAATCGAAACTTATAAATTGGTCACCGGGAGAGCGTTTGTGTATTCAAACACGGGGGATTTTATAAACCCTAAAACGAGGTGGAAAATGACAGACGAGTACGTCGTTTTACCATCTCAGGACGTTCAAATTGTGTACAACCAACGTGTAAAACTATTGTCAGCGCAAAATATCACTGATATTATAGATAAATTTCGGTTTTCTGGAGGAAATTCTCAAGTTGATATATCTCCATCCAATGTTTTGTATATAAAAGATATATCCATAGGGGGCGGATGTGAGCACATCGAAGGAATGTCTAGGCTTGAACGATTAAAGTACCCACTATCTAATTTAATAGCCGTCTATGAGGCAAGGAATGCTATATATATAAAAAGAGGCGCAATAGGTGCGATTGTGAGTAATAGCAAAGATGATTCCGGGAGCGTTCCTCTATCTCCTAAAGAAAAGGAGCAACTTTTAAAAGATTACAATGATACATATGGAGTTTATGGCAATAAGAATCCAACGATGGTTACAGGCATACCTGTAAATTTTGTTAGATTTAATATGTCTATCCAAGAACTTCAACCGTTTGAAGAAACATTACTTGATGCAATTGCCATAGCTGGGGAGTATAATGTCCCAGCGGTTTTAATCCCTAGGAAGGATCAAGCGACGTTCTCGAATCAAGGTTCTGCTGAAAAATCTTTATACGAAAACGTTGTTATTCCAGAAGCGAATAATTTATGTTCTGCGTTAAATTCATTTTTGGGATTGGAAAATGATGGCATGTATCTAAGTGTGTCATTTGATCATGTTCCTGTCTTGCAGCCCAATGCCAAGGAGGAAGCAGAGGTAAATAAGACAATATCCGAAACATGCAAGGCAAATTTTTTATCTGGAATAATAACCCTAAACGAGTGGATAGCGCAAATCGGGAGCGACAAAGTAACAAATCCCATGTATGACAAAAAGATATTTGATATGTCTGATGAAGAGCTTGCGAAAATAGAAAGATTTATCAGATAAAATATTGATAATAATATAAGAATTATTATTTTTGTATTGAAAAGCGCTCCGAGCGAGCCGGATATGCCCTGATGGTGTATTCGGCTCGCTTTTTTTTTATTTAATACATTTTGAAATGGAAATAATAAACAAAAGCATTGCAACCAAAACCAACGATGTTGACGAGCAAGGTCGTGTCGTTATTGCCGTGAATGCTATCGGCAACGAAGATGCCGACGGGGATATATCAATGCCCGGTTCTTTTAACAAAACACTGAAAGAAGATTTCAACCGCTTGAAATGGTTTTTAAACCATGATCCGACCATCCTTCTTGGCATTCCGATTAGCGGGGAAGAGAAAGATGATCTCGTGCAAATGACGTCGCAATTTAACATGAAAAAGCAGATTTCCAGGGATACATTCGAGGATTACAAGTTGTACGCTGAACATGGTAGAACATTGGAACACTCGATAGGTGTAAACGCGATTAGTCGAAATAAGTCAAATCCGAAAGAAGTTTTGCAATGGAAGATGTGGGAGTATTCTACCCTTACCAATTGGGGTGCAAACGAGAGGACTCCGTTGCTTGATATAAAGGGAATGAATCCGATGGAAGCGGAGGATCACGTTAAATTTTTGGAAGAGGCGCTTAAAATGAGATATTCGGATATTAAAATGAAATCTATATCCCAATCTATCGAAATTATAAGGAAGGCTATCGTGGGTGAAATGATCGTGAAATGTCCTCATTGCGGACTTGTGTTTGATTACAATTCTGTTCCCGAGGTCACATTGCGACAACAAGTGATTGATGCCGTGAGCCAATATACTGGATGGCTAGTGGATGACATCGCTTACGAGGAAGTTCAAAATCTTGAAGAGAGCGTAAGAAGCGAGGTAATGAGTATTATCGAATCTAGGAAGTCTATCGAGGATATCATGACTCACGTTCGGTGCCCAAAATGCTACAGCCGTGTAACGAAGGCTGATTTGGTGTTAAAAGAAGAAAAACCCAAGTTTTCCTTGAAAAGCTTGGCTGAAAAAATAAAATAATAATAACCAAATTTTAAATTTTAAGACGTATGAAAAATTTTATTGACAAATTAAGAAAATGTTCAAAGGTGAAAATGTTCGCTTTTGCCGTGCTTGCAATTGTTGGCGTGGCTTGTGTATCCTGTAATTCAGAAAGAACGATGGCGTTTATTGCCACGGCGCCGTTAGTAGCGTTGGCAAAAAAGAATTCTGAATTATCCGACGAGGAAGAAACATTTTTGAAATCTATCGAGAAGCCGTTGAATGAAGCGTTTGAAAATTTCAGCAAAGGATTTATTACGAGAGAAGAGCTTGATGAAGTGGTAAAAAAATCTCTAGCCGAATTCGTCGAGCAAAATAAAGATAAAATGCCTTCCGATGGATTGAAAAAAACATTAGACGATATGCAAGAAACGATTAAGTCCGTGGTAGGAGAGATCCAGAAAATGAAAGACAACGGTATAACCCTAGGGAAAGGTACCATGATCGAGAAGGCTATTGATGAAATCATCGACAACCCCAAGATGACTGACTTTATTAATAGCAAGTCAAGAACAACAGGGAAAATTCCGTTTAACATCAAAGGGATTGTTTCCATGGAAAACAATTACGAGGGGAACTTGCTCACGACCCAGCAAACAGGACGAGTTGTAGTAGACGTGAACGAGCGCCGGATTAACGTTCGTGACCTCATGACAGTTGACCAGGGCGATCCAGAATTCACGTCAATCGCTTATGCCAAAATTGTCGACTTAGACAGGAATGCCGCTGCTGTTTCTGAAAATGGCAAATTGCCCGAGAGTGCATTTAAAATGAAGGAAGAAACTGCCAATATCGCTCGTATTGGTACTCACGTGAATATCTCCAAGAGATTGCTTAAATCACGTCCTTATCTCCGGTCTTTCTTGATGAATCGATTGCCGAAATGGGTAAAGATGGCAGAAGATTTCCAAATCCTTTTCGGGGATGGAAACGGGGAAAACTTGCTTGGAATCGTACATCAAGCGAACGACATCTCCAAGTGGCTTAAAGCTGTCGTGGTTAGCGGTGATGCCGGGTCTGTTGAAAGCGTTGAATCTTACAACAAGGGAGAACAAACAATGATCACGTTCAGCAAGCCGTTTGACAAGATCGAGGAAGGAATGATGATCAAGTTTACCGGAGCACCGAAAGTGGATGAAAACACGAATAGCAAGTTGGGTAGCGATAATCTTATCCATAAGCAAAACGATCGCAAGGTAATGATTGATGTGCCGTATGCAGACATCGTTCCGAAGGCTGCCGGGAAATTGTCTGAATCCGAAATTGCAGCATTAACCTTCGAGGTTAAGAACAATTTCTTCAACACCGTGGAAGATCCTAACTACGGGGATGCTATTAATGCCGTGATTGCCGTGCTTACTTACGGGGAATATACACCGAATATGGTTGCGTTAAACCCGTCAGACGTGTTTATGATCCAGACCTTAAAGGATACGTCCGGTAGATCGCTAGATTTGATTACAGGAGTTGACGGGATCAAGAGAATTTCCGGTAGAGTGATCGTGGAAACAACCATTGTTCCTCCGGGGTACTATGCTATCGGAGATATGGCAAACGCTGTTGCTCTTGTGGACTACACTTCTCTGTTTATCGAGTTCGCGGAAGACATTGAAAGCAAGTTAACCAACCAAGTTACCGTGATCGCACAAGAAGAGGTGTTGATGCCGGTTTACAACCCGTTTGCTTTTGCTTACGGGAAGTTGGATGATGTGCTTACAGCGATCACGAAAAAGAAAAATTAAAAATCACGAAGGGGATAACTCCCCTTCCTTTAATATTTACTTATGGAAAAGAGAGTAATTATAGAAGGTGACGAAAAAGTTGTAAACGTGATCATGCGGGAGAATAAAGTACGGGTTTCTCGTGGGTTGGTAAAATTTACCACCGTGGGACCGGAAGAGAAAGGGAAAGGGAAGGTTGATGACGAAGACGAAGAGAAAGGAAGTCGGGGAAGAGCGTCCCGAAAATCAACCGAACAAAATGATAAATAGTAAGCCATGTTAATCAACGAGGAATATTTTAAGAGTGAGATCATTATACCGAACCTGAATAGCGTCGGGAATGGAATAAGCAATCAAATTGCAGGCTCAAATCTGGAATTGCTTAAATCTTTTATTGCCAAGTACGAGAAACGTTTCCTTGTTTCTTTGCTGGGAAAAGATTGTGCAGACGAATTTTGCGGGGAGCTAGAGAAGGGAGTGTTGTCTGGCAAATGGCTTGACCTTAAAAATAGACTCGTTGACGAAGCGCTTAAATTGTCGCCGATAGCGAATTACGTGTATTATTGGTATCGAAGAAATGATGTATCCATAACTACCGGAGCTGGAGAGATGGAAACTGATTCGGACAACTCTGTAAGAGTTTCCCCGGCATTAAAGATGTGTAAGGCATGGAACGAAATGGTCGAGTGGGTGATTGACACGAGAGCGTGGATGAAATCATCCGGTAGTTTTGATTACCGGAAAGTTGACGCGAGATTGCTTAAACATATAAACACTTTTAACCTATGATTGTTGTAGAGGATATATTGAATAAAGTGGTAAAGAATGCTTCCAATACAGTCGGGTTTGATTTGTTTTTCCAGTACGGGACTCTTCGTGAAATCGTTGGAAATCTGAATACATTGGGCAAGGGCAGGAAGGTAAAATACCCTCTTGTGGCATTAATAGAGCCTTTCAAACAAAGGATAACCGAGGATGGAACTAGAGCGAGTTTGAGGCTTTTAATCGCAACCATGACCAAGAAAACACTAAAAGCAGACGAGAGGCTTGAGCAGAATTATAAACCGATTTTGTTTCCAGCTTACGAGGCTTTGATTAACGAAATCAAGAAATCGACTGTTTCTTCCACGCTGGAACACACGGTTATAAACCATTTCGAAATGGGGCGGGAATCTTTACAAGGATATGACAAGGCAATACTAGATGACCATATAGACGCTATCGAGATAAGCGACATGAACGTGCTTTTTAGAGAGAATAAATGTAATAACCTAACAAAAAATTTTTAACATGAACGAGATAAATAAACCGCAATGCGGGCAGAAGAACGGTAACACTGGGGTGCCAGAATGTGATTTCCTTCCTGGAAGGGTGATCGGGATCATCCTAACGGGTAAAGGTAAAGAGTATTCCGGGGAAGAAACAGATGATCTTATTGAAACGTTAAAAAAGGCGGCGCAAGGTGCCTTGAAAGATAGGGTTTATCCCATCTTCAGATTCGGGACGATAACAGACAACAGCGAAGATCCGGCAACAGAATCCCTTGGCATTGGATACACGAAAACGTTAAATGATGGAGCGTACAACTGGACGTTCCCACTCGTGAATGGATCTGCTTGCTATGCCGCTAATCTTCGTAAGTTTAACGGCGACAAGTACAACGCTTTTTTGGTGTTAGACAATGGACTTGTAGGAGTTAAGACAAAAGCCGGGGGAGTTCGAGGATTCACGATGTCGCAGTTCTACGTTGCAAAACCGGTATGGGCAGGTGACACCACGATTACTCGATACAACGTAAATGTATCTTTCCCAAATCCGTCTGAATTCGTCGACTCTTTGGCGTACATACAGACAGTTGATGACATGGAATATGAGATTCGCGGTAACCGGGAATGCGAAATGATTCAAAAATCGGCAACGGCAGAATCCGTGTCCGTGGACATTGTAAACAAATGTGGCGGACAGTCGATTTTAGACGTTTACGGTGATGAACTCGCGGAAGCGAATCTATGGGGAGAGGGTGTTGCCGTGACTGCAGTTACGCATGCTTCCGGTTTATTGAAATTTACCGGGACATTCAAAAACGGTGACAAAATTATTCCCGCGGGGGTTGCTGAACTAGCCACGGCAGGCGTGGGTGGTTCGCCGGAGTACGGTATTGAAATCACTCCACTAACGGTCAAGATCCCGTGATGGATTCGATAAAGGTAAACGGCGGGAGTTTTAAACTTTCCGCCGTTTTGTCTTATTCTAGCGAAGATGATTTCGTTGAATATTACAATAGAGTTTTCCCCACGTGGTTGACGCCAGAGAAGAGAATAGCCACGTTAAGGGAGGTTTACAAGATCGCTCACGACATTAAAGCAAAACAAGATGACAACGCCGAAAGGAATGCTCGAAAGGTTGCAAAGCCTGGACGTGGATCGAGCGATAAAAATGACACTCGGGCTGACAAGGCAATTGATAATCGACAAGAATCAAGACCAGCTGATGCAGGGGATTCGTTCTGATGGGACGGAGATAACCCCGGCGTATACTTATTTTACCAGAGAAAAGAAAAAAGAAAAGGGAAGAGATCCGGATATCGTTACACTATACGATACCGGTGATTTCTTCCGTGATATGTTTGTTGATGTAGGTTCGGATGTTATCGAGATTGACAGCATGGATTCCAAAACTGACGATTTACAAGAGAAGTACGGGGAGAAGATATTCGGTTTAACTCCTGGCTCGAAAGACGAGTACGTTGAAGAAGCTCTCCCCGTGCTTGTGATAAAGATAAAAGAAATACTAAAATTATGAGTTGCGGTTGTGAAAACAAGAAATACTCGAAAGACTATGAAAGAATTAAAGCTTTGGCTGAAAAAATGTCTAAACTGGATAAAAAGGCGTATTTTATCTACAAGAAGGGGGACAAGTACGACTTCGAGCCGACTTACCCGATGTCTGATAACATCCTTGAAGCGGTGGAGTTTGTATTCCCGGTGTGATGAATTGTTACTCTATCGCTTTATAAAGTGCCTTGATGGGGATTTGAATGCATTAAAAAAGGTACGCTTTGTCCCGAAAAAATGGATAATCGAGGCATGGACGCTGATTAACGAGGAATACGCCAAGGAGATAGACGCTGATAAGTATAGCGAGATAACCAACGCGCTAAAAGGTATCTATCGTGACACTCTAAGGCTTTTGGTCGCCGACTCGTGCGTGAATATCTTGCTGAATAAATACAGTGAAGATGCAGTGAATACCCTTAGAAAGATGGGGTACAAGTACAAGTTTGACCCGTCCGACAGGGAGAAATATAACAAAGAGTTAACGACGGTATCCAAAAACCTAAAGATGCTGATTCTTGAACTGAAGGCGAATAAAAAGTCTTACATGGATAAGACGAAGGTGAGTCCCAGGAAAGAGAATATAACGGAAACGCTAGTGGCGCTCTCCCGGTTTATGCAGTACCGGGTAGACCCGATGAAAACCACCGTTAAAGAATACGTGTTAATGATGAATAAGTACAAGCAAGAAATCGAGATAAACTTAAAGCAATGTCAACAGAAAAAATAAACGAGATATTTAACATCGAGGCGATAAATAGGCAGGTGCAAGATGTAAAGAAGGGCATTGGGGATGTACTGAATGACATGGAGTCGTTTGCAAAAAAAATGAGTGCAATTAATGCCGAAATATCTAAAACTGATTCTTTTAGAAAGCTATCTGAATACACCGATTTGCTTGTCGAGGCGCAAGAAGAGCACAAAAAGAAGTTGAACGAATTGGACACATTGAAAAAGCAGGAAATTTCTCTCAACAGTAAGTTAAATCAGGCGTATCTAGAGCAGTTTGAAAAAATTGAAAGAATCCGGCAGAGTGTCAGTGAGCAAACTAAGTCTATTCGAGATAAAGTTAAAGCCGAGAAAGAGAATGCCGCAGCGCAGGAATTAAGCAAAAAATCTACAACAGAACTCATTAACGAGTACAAGAAGCATGGTAATTCTATTAGGGAGTTGAATGCGGAAAACAAGAAATTGCGTGAGCTGGTAAGAAATTTGGATTACAAAACACAAGGCGATCAAATTAAGCAACTAAACGCGATAATCGACGAGAATACTGCTATTATTAAAGCTAATTCAGACACCAATATTCAAAATAAAATGAATATTGGTGGATACACTGAAAGCATAAAAGAAGCAATAGGGCAAACAGGGATATTTAACGAGGTTTCTTCTAAGCTATCTTTCCTCACCAAATCTGTTTCATCCGGTTTCAAGGGATTACGGGGTCAAATTTCGGGCATAGTTGATGAATATAAGAAAGGTGCAGAGTCAGCACAATCTTTAAGTGGATCACAAAAAGCCGCTGCGGTGACCTCTAATATATTAGCAGGAGGATTGAGAATATTAAAGGTCGCTCTTGTGTCTACTGGTATTGGTGCGTTGATAGTCGCCCTTGGATCGCTTGTCGCTTATCTCACCAAAACACAAGAAGGAAGCGAGAAATTATCCCGGATAATGGCTAAAATTGGTGCCGTTGTGGATGTTGTTATTGATCGTGTCGCCAAATTGGGTGGCTCGTTGGTAAAATTATTCTCTGGCGACTTCAAGGGGGCATGGAAAGACACTAAAGATGCTTTTACCGGGATTGGCGACGAGATGAGCAGAGAGATTAAGTTGGCTGGAGAACTAAAGGATGCGATGATCGACATCGAGAAAAGAGAAGTTATGTTGACCATGAAAGTTGCTGCCAATAGAGCGGAAGTAAAAAAATTAAAATTAGCCAGTGACGATACTACAAAATCAATTAAGGAAAGAATCGCTTCTGCTCAAAAAGCCACAGAAATAGAGCAAGATCAGTTAAAGGAACAGATTGTACTGCAAAAGCAAAGACTCGCGAATATGCTCGGTTTGACTTCAATAACAAAAGAAGCTGAGAGATTAATGGATAAATTGGCGAGTGGTGCAATCACGGCAGACAAAATGATAAAAAATCTAGGATTGTCTGAAAGCACAATTGTTGATTTGCGAGAGTTCGCGGAAGAGTACCAGAAATTAAAGGGAGCAGAAGAGCAAAGTTATGAGCGGAGGACGGAATTGCAAAATAAGACCAATCAATTAATCACCGATCAGGTAAACAGAACGAGAGAGGCAACTAAAACACTAACTAATCTGTTGCTCCAAGAAACTGTTGATGCTCAAAAAGAAATAGTTGATAATGACATAGCTACCTACGAGGATCGTGTAAAAGCGTTGGAGATTTATTACGATAAACAAGCCGAGATTATACGTAATGGGTTAGAATACGATTTAACCAATAGCAAGAAAAACGAGGCAGAGAAAAAATTACTCATTGAACAGGCTCGAATCGCTCAGCAGAATTTGGAGAAAAAGCGTCAAACCGATTTAACCAAATTGGAAACCGACGAAACCAAGAAAAGGTCTGAAAGTATTATTAAAACTTTGCAAAAACAACAGTCTTTGCGAGAAAATCAGATTAAAATAGATCAAGAAAAAGAACTTATCGCCCTATCTAAAAAATATTCAGCCGGGAATATAACCACGGAAGAATACGAAAAAGAGCGTTTGAATATAACCAAAAAATACGAGAAGGAAATATTTGACGCCCAGATGGCAAGCCTTGTTGAAATAGCTAATAATCTGCCGGAAGAAGAGCGGGCGAAAGCGTTTCAGGAAATAGAATTGAAACGACTTGAGTTTGAGAAGAAAATAGCGGATGAAGAAGTTAGAGTTAATAAGGAGAAGAATGATAAAATAAAAGAACAAGAGAAGGCATTGAAGGATGCTAGGGAGAAATTGGCGAGAGAGGCTTTTTCTACAATAGTTTCATTAATAAATTCTTCTTTTGAGCGAAGGGTTCAAAGTATTGACATAGAGATAGAGAAAATTGAAGAACAGAAGAATGCAGACATTGAGGCTGTGACTCAAATGGGACTATCTAATGAGGAGATGGAGGCGAGGAAAATGGCGATAGAGGCAAGGGCGGCAAAACAAACAGATAAACTAGAAAAGCAAAAGAAAAAGGCGCAAAAACAACAGGCAATAACGCAAAAAGCGGCAGCTTTAATGGAAGTGGCGGTAGATACAGCTAAAGGTGTGGCAAAAGCTGTCGCAGAATCCCCTCTTACATTTGGTATGCCTTGGTCAGCCTTTGTGGCTGCAACTGGAGCCTTGCAAGCCGCCGTTATTGCCGCCCAGCCGATCCCAAAGTACGCGAAGGGTACAGAGGATCACCCCGGAGGCTTGGCAATCGTCGGGGATGCCGGGAAGGAAGAGGTCGCGATATTTCCCGATGGCAAGTATTACGTTACCCCCAAAGTCCCCACGATCGTGGATTTGCCGAAAGGAACAGAGGTTTTGCCGGACGCTAACGATGTTATGTTGTCGATCGCAAAAGCGCAACGGCTTGACCCGAATGTGCCGAATCCGACAGCAAGAATAGAGAAACGCATAGAAAGCCTAGAGGGGACAATGAAATCTGTCATTACCGCAATCGAGAAAAATCGCTCCCAATTTAGCGTGATCCTCGACCAAAATGGCGTATGGAAGGCGTATGACAAACAGAAAGGAATGGATACTTACTTGAGTAAAACTTTGCATATTGAAAGATAATTTGTAGGTTTGCGAAAAATTTAAAAATATTGGCGTTATGAAAAAGTTTGTTTTATTTGCATTTATGGCAATATTGTTTTGCTCGTGTGGTTCAATGAGATATTCTGAATCAACGTATGTGTTTGATTACACTGACCATGAAGACAAAGATTTCATCATATCTCCTACTACAACAGGATTTGATCATGAAGCTTTAGCTAAAATTCATATTGTATTTCATGTAGGGAATGCTTATAAAAATATGGATGCTAAAGATTTAGTACAAAAGAAAAATGTGCATGGGAAAACAAAATGTTATCCAACTTCTAGGAGAATATTAAACCAGTGTATAAAAGAAGCCAAGAAGTTTGGTGCGGATGCTTTGATAGGATTTACTGTAACGGAAGAGATAAATACTAAATATGGTACAAAAACCGGACGTATGGATGCAGAAGGAATTGCGGTTAAGGTAAGGAAATAATTACTACTAACTTTCAATATAAATCCCTGCTTTATGGTAAAAGCGGGGATTTTACTTACAATCTATACTTCGATAATCCATTTATGAAATAGTTAGACATTAATTTTATTTTAATTATTTGTATTATCAATATATTTTTATAAAATTGCAAAGCCTAATTATGTTGAACGTAAATAAATTCTTGGTTGTCGTGTAATCTAGTGTGTAGATTCCAGTTATAAGATCTGGTGGGCGCCCGATAAGCAAGTATTTACTATTTTTAATATGGATTTCAAGGACTCAATTAAACAGATCGCCGAGCGTGTTGATAAGTTAAAAGACAACATTAAAACGGAGGAAGCAACTAAAAATGCTTTAGTTATGCCATTTATTCAAGCATTGGGATATGACGTGTTTAATCCTTTTGAGGTTGTTCCTGAATTTGTGTGTGATATTGGTACAAAGAAAGGGGAGAAGATAGATTATGCCATAATGAGGGATAACGAACCGATAATGCTTATTGAATGTAAGCATATTGAAGAGGAATTAAACTCTCATGATAATCAATTATTACGCTATTATCATGTTTCTTGTGCAAAGTTCGGTATTCTGACAAATGGTATCGAGTATAGGTTTTACACGGATCTTGACGAGCCGAATAAAATGGATGAAAAACCGTTTCTCGTGCTGAATATGCTTGATTTGAGAGATTCGCAAATTGAAGAGGTTAAGCAATTCCATAAGTCGTATTTTGATGTCGAGAGCATTGTTAATGCTGCCAGTGAGTTGAAATACATGAAAGGCTTGAAGGATATTATAAAGCAGGAAATAGAATTCCCAAGTGAACCATTGGTAAGATTATTTGGAAAGCAGGTGTACTCTGGATTAATGACAGCCAAGATCTTAGAGCAATTTACAGATTTAACCAAACGTTCATTTTCGCAGGTAATAAGTGATATTATAACCGATAGATTTAAGACCGTCTTGAACAAAGAAAAGGAAATTGATAAAAAGCAAGAGGAGGCGCAACAATTGTCAGAGCAAGATGATGGTGATAGTAAAATAGTTACTACGGAAGAAGAACTTGAAGCATTCCATATCGTTCGTGCGATACTGCGTAAGTATGTAGATGTTAATAGAATTGTATATAGGGATACTCAAACGTATTTCGGAATATTGCTTGACGATAACAATAGAAAGACAATTTGTCGAATGTATTTTAACACGAGTAAAAAGTATATTGCTATTTTAGATGAAAATAAGAAGGAGGTAAAAAATTTACTTGAATCCATGAATGATATTTATAATTATGAAGAAGCTTTGGTTGAAGTTATAAATAGATACGATGGGAACAAGAAAGAATAATAACAACAATCCCCCGGCTAATGGTCGGGGGATTTATTTTATAGCAAACTTATAGAGGATAATTCTTGAGTTAATGCCCTTATGCCAGCTTCTATTTTCTTTATTTGTGTTATTCTTGGTTTGCGAACCCCTGCGGCATAGTGCCACAACTGGCGTTCGTTTATTCCCGTTATTCGGCTCAATGCAGCCTTAGTAAATATATTGCTATACGCGTTAAGCAAGGCTTCTGTCGATAGCTTGTACATAAGTGTATATTCGCCATTAAACACGGCTGGTATAGGGTCATTATCCTCTAAGCTACCCTCGACGTGAAATTCGATAGCATCCTTGATGTTTTTCTTTACCTCGCCAAGGGTGGAACCAGTAGCAACACAACCGGGAAGGATTGGCACATGTGCTCCAAAATTATTCCCGGAATACACGATCTCTACTATTACTTTTTCCATATATATATAGTTTGTTGTGCGGGATTTATTTCAATCCCGCTTGTTTTAAAATACTGTTTACTAAAAAATCATCTAAATCATCGCTTGGCTTACCATTTATGGTAACTTTACCTTTTTTCGTTGGATGGGTGTATTGCCTGTGGCTTGTACTCTTGTGACTTTTTAAATACCATCCGTCAGATTCGATAATTTTAATCATTTCCTTTACCTTCTTTTTCATTTGCCATTCTTTTAACAATACAAAGATAGTAAAAAAACGAACGTAAACAAGCAAAACGTTCATTTTTTTACTATCAATCAAATAAAAACACTTACATTTGTTGGATTGCGCCCCTCCTTCCATGGAAATATCTAAAATTTCAATATATGTATATTAATATTATCATCTTGTATAATATTAATAGCAATACTTATACGATCAACAAGTGCCTTGTGTTATAATTTCACCTCCATTTCCACGTTAATAACCTTGTTTTCCACTCCCGGATTTAGCTGAAAAGTCGTAATATTAATAGATTGTACTGATAGTTGGGTTTCTTTCATAAAGTCGTTCAACAGGGCTGCAATCTTGCTCTCTGTTTCTTGCTTTAGCTTCTTTATTTCTTCGATGTCTTTCATGGCTTTTCGTATTTATCGTATCCAAACAGTGTTCTTACAATATTAGTCATTTCGATGGCTTCTTCCTCTGTTTTGAAGATATTATTCCCCTTATAAATATCGGAGTTATAATCTTCACATAGGCATTCTTTGGGCTTGGCGTCTTCAAAGTCCCAACTATCTGGAATAGTAACATACCAGAATTTTTCTCCTATTTTGGGAGTCCATTTTTCTCTTTTTATATAATTCCTTATTAATGCCACAATGCCCTCGACGGACTTCACCTCGTGAAAAATGTCTTTTACTCGGATTATACCTAATATATCGGTCTTCTCTACTTGGGCAAAGAGTTCAATAATGCTAACATTTAATGCTTTTGCGATTTTTTCTAAAGTTTCCATCTTGGGATTAGTTTTCCCGTTTACAATATTACTCATGTTAGCCCTTGTGATCCCTATGGTATCGGCTAATACCGAAACGGTCATTTTCTTTTCTTGTAAAATCTCTTTAATTCTTGTACTCATAGCATATGTATTTTATACGATACGGCAAAGATATACATTCGTACTGCAATACGATATTAATTTTAGTTAAATCGTATCGTTTGTGATAAATTTCTTCGCGAAACATTTGGTTTGTGTATCGCAATTCGATACATTTGTATCGTAATAATTACTATAAACGATACGCAAAAATGGAAACACTAAATAAAACATACGATAAGAGAGAAATCATGTTAGTGGCACATTTTATCGCCAAACAATTCAAACTAACCATGAGCGAAGCCCTAAAAGATTCTTGGCGTTGGTTTAAATCAAATAGTTCCAACTTTACTTACTATTTAAGTATCGTGATAAAGAACAAGCGCAAAGCTATTTTGAATAATGTGGACTTTAAAAAGATAGCAATGTCTCAACCGACACAAACGGCGGTTACTTATACTTTTATGAATCAAGTGTTTGATGCAAAATACGATATGTTATACAGATAAATATATAATACCATGAAACTTGTAATAGAAACAGACGAATTGAGAATCTACCACGTGGAATTTGCCAAAGGAAGGTCGATTTTCATACACCAAAACAAGAAAGCCGGGAGCGTAGTGATGGATGGGAGTGTAGATGATGTTTTCTTGTTTCAATTCAGCGACCAGTACGGAATGATAAAAGCAACTTTAAATATATAATTATGAATCAGCTAACAAAACAAAGTAGCGACAGCGAGATAAAGAGATATTTTACCGCTGTCTTGAAATTGGCGAAGTCCAGCGAGCAATTTCCGGTAAATTTGGATGAAGTGTGGATGTTGGTGTATGCGGCGAAAAATAAAGCCGTTGAAGCGTTAAAAAGGGATTTTATTGAAAATGTAGATTTTAAGCTGATAAACCGAAAGGTTGAGCAGGTATCCGGTGCGAAATACGTGGATATGTATTACCTCTCCATCCCCTGCCTTGAATTTTTCATCGCCCGCAAAGTCCGTCCCGTCTTCGAGGTCTATCGTAAAGTCTTCCATAAGACCACAACGCTCCAGTTAAACCCGGCAGACCCATCCATCGTGAAGGCGAAGATCATGGTAGCCAAATTCGCCATGAACACGCTAAACATGAACGATAATTCAAAACTATTACTCGTTAAGTCCATCGGCGATCCCCTCGGTCTGCCGTTGCCGAATTACACTGAATCGGTGGATCAGCTCCTCTCTCCCACCGAACTATTAAAGCGCATGGGTAGCCCCATAACCACACGAGAGTTCAACCAACGCATGATCGAGGCGGGATTAATCGAGGTAAAAGAAAGACCATCCAGCTCCGGCAAGACGAAGCATTTCAAATCCCTCACGAAAGAGGGGATGAAGTACGGGGAGAATCAAGTGAACCCGAGTAACCCGAAAGAAACGCAGCCGCTTTACTATGCAGGGATGTTCGAGAAATTATTTGACATGGTAACGTTTAATAGGCAAATAGTATAACCACCCTGTTTGTAAGCAGATCCCCGGTTTTCGTGTCAACGAGCCGGGGATATTTTTTTTGAGATATATTTTCCAAAAAAAAAGTCATCATTTTCTTTGTGAATAAGCAAATGATTATTATATTTGTATTGTCAAAGTAATCATAGTAATAACCAAAACAAAAGGAGATGACAGATGAAGAAAAAGAAGAACTAAAAAGGGAATACGAGAACCTCAAGCTACTTTTAGAGTTTCACTCGAAGTTTGGAGTTCCCAAAGACCCAAAGGAAATGCAACAAATCGTTGATCAGATACTCGATGAGATGTTGAGAATAAAGAAGGAATTAGACAAGTAACAAATCACCCTCCCCCCCGGGGAGGGTTAAAACAAGGGGAATATGGACACGAGTAAATTTTTACCCACGCCAGAATTGCAAGCGGAATTTGAACGTTTCAAGCAATTGCAAACAGATGACGAGAAAAGGAAGTTTCAGGAGGAGCGCCAAGCGAAACTTGATGCCATGATGGAAGAAGAAAGAGAGGCATATTTAAATATCTCGGAATCGGCTCTAAAAGCTACAATAAACGAGGCTAAGAATTTTATAGAAAAAGCTGACGACGCTTTATTAAGAGATAAATTAGGCGAGATTCCAGAAGTAATTTCGCTGAGTTATATAGCGAAAAAATACTTCGGGAAAAGCAGGAATTGGCTTTACCAGCGAATAAACGGTTATTTGGTAAACGGGAAGCCTGCACGATTCACGGAAGAAGAACGAAAGAAATTTATTGCCGCTATTAATGATATTAGCGACATACTAAAGAAAACATCGCTATCTCTAGGTTAGCTATGTTACTTTGACAAGATCCCCAGTCATCTTTTTGATAACTGGGGATTATTCATTTTGTACATTTCTATTATTTATATTGTATACAAATAATACTATTACTAGTATTATTTGTTTGTTTTATTTGGAGTATAATACTATTAATAGTATATTTGCATTGTAATAATAACAAATAAAACAAGCAGGCATGAAAACTTATATTACAGAAGACGGTAAACAGAAAGTTACGATTAACGACGAGTACGAGGGGCATCCTATCGTGGTTACTCCTTGGGTGAAAGATAATAAAGTTCGTTTGTACGTTAAAGTTACGTACAGTACTTGCCGTCCGAGTGATTGCGGTTACGTGGACATGGTAGAGGGTAAATCGTGTGTTAGCTCTAAAAATTGCAAGTATATTGGCGAAGAGATCGAAATTACCGAGGCTACCGAAGAGGACTTGCAGAAATACAGCAAAGTGGGAAAACCGGAAGAGCAAACAAAGCAAGAACCCAGCCTGCTTGATAATTACACGAGCTGGGATAAATTGTCTTTTATAGAAGACATTTGTAAAGAGGCAGGCGTGGAGCGCATCCCATTCACGGAACTTTCCAACGAGAAGAAAAATAAGATAGCCAGCGTGTTAAAGGAAGAATCCTTCTCTTTCTGTAATGCCCGAGGATCCAGATACGATATAACATTCTTAATGTACAATAATAATCCGATTGATTACAAGGGGACAATAAACGGAGAGGTTGATTTTAAAAAAAATTCCTTGGGTGCAAGTATTAACCAACTTTATGCTGATTGCGTGAAGTTTACATCTAAATGACATGAAAACAATTGATTTGATAAAACAATGTTTAGACAGCCAAGATTTTGGCAATGTTCTAACGAACTACACCGGGATAAATTACTACTCGGAAGATTGGATTGGTGATACTTTTTACGACGTGGATATTGTATTCGATGGTACAGAAGTTTTATTAATGGATGAAAGCAGAGGGGAGCTTTGTTGTGGATTAAATGCTGGATATACTTGCATTGCAAGTGTTGTTAGAGTTCGTTTTGCCGAAGATATTGAAAACTACATAAATGAATATATAAAGAAACAAGAAATATGATACGAGAATTTATACAACAAGAGATGATTAAACAAGGCTTGTCTGCCACAGCGTTGGCAGAAAAAGCGGGTATTCGTCCTGCCAGTGTTACAGAATTTTTTAGTGGCAAAAAGAATCTGCGTTCCGACAATATAGATAAACTAATTAAGTGCTTAGGCATAAATTTGCCTCCGCTGGAAGAATTGGTAATGAACTTTACACAAGGGAGTACAACAAATATTTACGAACGAATGATACAAGAAGTCCCCAAGGCGGGATGCTTGATAGATAATAGGGTCGTGAGTAAGATCAAGTTAGCGTCTTATATTATGGGTATATTTGCGGCGTCTATTTACACTAATTACCCTGTTAAGGGACCTGGTTATTCTATTCTAGATAAAATAACCGTTAGAAACAAGAATGGGAATATGTCTTTCAGCAAGACAATAGAAGAAAGATATGTAAAATACGTGGACTATTTCGACGATCGCGTGAAAGAATTATTGCCTTTTCTGTTCTTAGAATACAAAGATTTAGATTCAGATGATGTTGATGAAGTTAAATTTATATCGGCATTTATGAGATATGTATAGTTATGGACAAAAGAGAATTAATTAAAATAACCTCTGTTGAAACTGGGATATCGCAAACAGATGTACAGAGGGTTATAAACGTTGTTCTAGGAACAGTTTTAAGTACTATAAAAAAGGAAGAGCCTGTTAAAATTATGGGATTCGGGACATTCTCGGTGCAAGTCCGAAAAGAGCGCAAAGGGTACGATCTATGGGAAAAGAAATCTGTAGTTATTCCCGAGAGGAAAGTTGTAAAATTCACTCCATCGAAATTAATAAATCTATCTAAATAAAAAGCAGGACGCTTTTTACATCCCGCCATCACGACGGGATTTTTTTTTGTTATTTATATCCCGTATAAATCCCGTTTGTTTTTAATTTTTTCCCAATTTATGCAAACATTTGCGCAAACAGCTCGTATTAGATTCGTAATTTTATATTAAAAAATGATCGTTTAATAATAGCTCTTCTTGGTCTTCTGTAGCGCTCTGCTTGAAATTTGTACTCATGTTGATTTAGTGATATTTAAGACCGCCAATAAAAAATATCTCGCTAAACCAATCCCACTATTATTAAACGATCGTTTAATGCTATCAGGAAGTAATTTTTTGGAGATAATATTTAAGGGGGAATTGTTGTGTCTAAGAATCGAGGGTGGCAAGATCTGGATTACTGCATCTAATGGCATGATTATTTCAGAATTCGTTAAAACAGAAGATTATGCCAAATTATTAGAATGTTTTCGAGATAATAAATAAAGCATTATCTTTGTAATAGCACCTCTAGCGGGTCAGGTATACTTTACCAGTATGCTTGACCCTTTTTTATTAATTAAAAGAATTTAAATATGAATATTTTCCCTTCAAAATTCAAGTTCTTCTTCGAGAAAAACGGAGAAAAATACGAGTGTAAATACTCACCGGACGAGTGGAATAATAACGTCTTAAACTGGACGAGAAGCCTTGATAATACAGAAACTCTTATAAAATACACGACAAGTTTTTCATTTGTCAAGGAAGATGCTGACTATCTTCGGGGATGCTACGATGCAGACGAGGTATTTGCTAAAGTAAAATTTATCGTGGAGCAATACGATTATAACGAATTTACATATAAGCCTTATTACTCCGGCGATATAGATTTCTATTCTTACGAGCGCAGCAAACACAAGGTAAGCATTGTAACAACAGATATAGGGTACAGGGCGTCTGTAATGGCAAATATGGACACGACATACGAGATCACGCCTCCTGCTTCCTCTATTTCCGTAAGATATGATAGATTACAATTAAAAAATACAATTTCTTTTTCTGGAGATATGGATTTAACAGATGTATCTTCTCTTGCTAGTGCTATGACGCCTTTATATATAGTTGCTGATGACATGGTAGGCGGGGGTGTTACTATACAAAGCGTGTTCGATACAGCTCAAAATGACTTGGATAATACACAAAATGATTTGTGGGTATTGTCTGCAAATAAACCTGTTTACCTAAATATATCCGTTACTTTTGATTTTACAATCAAACTTCTGCCTCGTGATCAAAGCGGATATTTGCTATTTACAATGCTAAAAGGGAAGGAGGTTAAATATGTGGAGTCAACAGAATTGGGGAGTGTTTCAATAAGCAAAAATCAGGAATATGCTTATCTAAAAGGAAGTTTTAGACTGCAAGATTATTACGTTAATACAAACGAAAAAATATACTTTATGATCCGAGCCGATAAAGGTGGCTATAGAGTCGATTCTGTAAAAAGCAACACTGACACTAAAGTAAACATTGATTATTACGATAGGGCTGGGCAAAGTAAAGATATTTTTGGAATGCGCCCTAGTATATTACTCTCGGAACTATTAAACAAAGCGACGGGAGGTAAGTACAATGCTGTTAAATCTAACGCCCTGTCAACAGGTGAGATAAATAAAATGCTTGTAACCTCCGGGGATCTAATTCGTGGCGTTGCTGACGCAAAGATAAAAACGTCGTTAAAAGATTTTTTCCAGGCAATGAAATCCATGTTCGGACTTTCATACACGTTTAGAATAATAGATGGAGTTGAAACACTGGAAGTGGAGCATGTGAACTATTTCTATGACAGAAACACAATGATAACCGAAGTGGATGATATAAATGATCTATCCGAGAAAATAAAGGATAATTCTATTTATAACAAGCTGAAAATAGGATACGAAGATCAGACGTATGACGAGGTGAATGGAAAAAAAGAATTTAACACCACTCTAGAATTTGCAATTGAAACAGATCACGAGGGCAAGGAATTAAATCTAATAAGCCCCTATCGGGCGGATATGTATGGTATAGAATTTACATTAATTGACTACGAGCAGAAGGAAACGACAGACGCCGAAAGTGATAATGATGTGTTTGTGATTCATGCCAGTAAAAGGGTAAGTATTCTTAACCCACATGTGTATAGTATTAACCGAGATTACAAGATACTAAACACGGGTAATTATGCCGGAAATTCGGCGTTTAACGTGTATCTGTCGCCTAAGCGTTGTTTGCTTAGGCAAATAGAATATATAAAGAGCTTATTTATGTTTTCTGGTAGTTTACTTGAATTTGCCTCTTCCCCTAAAGATTTTAACGTCGAATCTACAGGAGGTATCGTGGAACACGCGGACGTGAATTTGAACGAATACAGCTATTTATTCAAGCCAGTTAATTACGAGTTTGAAACAATGGTTCCATGGAACTTGCCTGAATTAATACAAGAAGGATACAGGGGGTATATAAAGGCAATTAATGGTGACGAAATAATAAGAGGATTTATCGAGTCTGTTTCTGAAAATCCAGGCAGAAATAAGTCACAAAAATGGAAATTAACAAGCTTGTGATATTGAAAGTAATGAAAATATTATTATTTTTGTATTGAATTTGAATTGGAAAAAGCGCTCCGAGCGAGCCGGGTACACCATCAAGGTACACTCGGCTCGCTTTTTTATTTAAATATATTGTTATGGCATTGACGTTTCCACGGCTGAACCCGATCGTGTTCAAAGAAGATGATATACTCGCTACCGAAAAGCATAACACTTGTTTCATGCAGAAATGGGATAAAAGCGACTATATGGTATTCCAGGCGCATTACGGGGGAAGCATTGGGGAAAATGATGTTGTAGCTAGTATCGTGAATGATAAAAACGAAGAAGTAAGGAATTTCGATAGTACAGTAATTGAAATCGGCAATGAATTTCAGTCTATATTTAGGGTTAGCTGTAATTTGGACGACGGTATATATCGGGTAAAATTGTCGGATATAAACGGTAAATTTTCTTTTTATTCTAATTTCATGCAAATAGGGACATTCCCAGAATCTTTATTGCTTACTTATACTTGCAAGGCGAATAAATTCGATTGTGTGTTTAGGGATTCCGAGTACGCGTATTTTTTTGTTTTGCGGGTTGATGGAGGGATAAAATCCAACGATATTAGCTACAACTCGGACGATGTTTTTTATAGTTCCCAAGACCGCACGGTGTACCTGCTTGACTCGATTCCTTATGTCGTCCGCAAGTACACGTTTGGTGATTCTTACGGCTTAGCCTCGTGGATGGCAGACAGGATAAATCGTGCGCTTGCCTGCGATAATATCCTTATTAACGGGGTGAAAGTAGTTAAAAATGATGGGGCTAAACTGGAAACAATTGGTACAGACGCTTATCCATACGTGGGATTGAATATAGAATTATTAAGGCAAAAAGAGGGGTTTTCCGAGGGACTTTATTACGATGAATCTGAGTTAATGCAATCTGGAATGACCGTTGAAATGGTAGATGGATCGCCTTCTTATTCTATTTCCGCACCACAAACAGGAAGAATACATATAGAAACATTCGAGAAAACATTTAATTAGTATGGCAACAGAAGATAATTTACGAGATAGGGCAAAAGAGATAAGAGGAGCTTTTCTTCCCGAATCTGTAACAAACGAGGCGGTTGGAGGATTGTTGCTTGATATTATTAATTTTATCTTGTCTTATGGAGGAGGCGGGGGAGAAGGTGGCAAACCTGATGCAAGATACTGGAATAAAGATGAGTTAAATACATTAGACCAATATTTATACGTTTTAGGTGATAAGATTAAAGCCTTGTATGCAGACGATGCTGGCGATTCTGAATTATTTGACGGGCATAATTGGAGTGATTATTTCGATCAGCCCCTCCGCACCTTCGACGATGTAAAATTCAAGAGCCTTCAATCCACCGAGTTCGAGAGCAAGGTAAAAGGGTGGATAATAGATGCTCTCGGGAACGCGGAGTTCCGGGATATTCTCGGTCGAGTGATAACGATCACGGGCGGGCTGATGACGGATGATTTTATCGCCGGGATGACTGGAGCCGGCACTGGTATCGTTAACAAGTCGGAAGTACACACGGATAGAGGGGTGTTTCGAAAGTACATAGAGGTGTTGGCGCTTGTTGTTTCTAAAATGTACTGGCGTGGTGGTAGGCAATGCTTATCCCCTGCCGGGATGAAAGTAAGCAAGGTCGAGGAATATGCCGATTACTGGCGTCTTTACATGGAAACGGAAGACGGTCAGACGAACGATTTCACGGTTGGAGCGCAAGCGAGGTGCAATAATTACGGCAACGGGACACAGAAATACTACTGGCGTCTAGTAACGGGGATAGGAGAAAACTATGCCGACCTCTCGAAAACGGATTGCGACACCGGTTCGGGAGTTCCCGCCGTGGGAGATGACGTGGTGCAGTTCGGGCACAGGACAGACCCTTACTTGCAATGGGTAGTGATGGACTCTTCATTCCCGGACGATGCCGGTAGAACGATATACGCCGGGGTGAACAGTTACGATTTGTCCGATAAAATGGTATTGAGAATCGGCGTTGACCCGAAAGACCAAACCAGAATAGGGCTCTTCACGAGGCACGGGGAGTTTAGCGACGTGATCAACGGGATAAACAAAGGCATAAAGGATAACCAGCAAGCCATTCAAGACGCCAAGGATGCCACTGACGCCATCCAATCCGTCGTGGATAACTTAACAGGAATTATCATCCCCGATATGCAAAACCAGCTTGACGGGGCTATACAGAGCTGGGACGGGGAGGTGGAGCCGACTCTAAACAATTACCCGGCTAACGAGTGGTTTGATGAAGAAACAGGAAGGGACGAGAGAGCCAAGCACGTGGGAGATACTTACATCTATTACACCACGGACAGCGAGGGGAACACGGTATCCAGCAGGTACAATTTCCGTTTTGTTGATGGCGTTTACAAGTGGGAAAAGATAGCGGACAGCGTGTCGGCGGAACTGGAGGTTAAGTTACGAGAACTGACAGGTACGGTCGGGAAGAAAAACTCTATTACCTATTCCAATAACGTACCCAAACCTGCCTACTATGTCGACGACTTGTGGATTAAAGAAGACGGGTCCATGTACATTTGCCGGGCGAAGAAGATGGACGGCATGCAGGGTGATGCCGCCGATTGGGAGTTGTTTAACGATACAATGCTTCGTCTTGCTAAAATGTCTGACGATGGGGTTATATCGAAGGAGGAGAAAGCAACATTACGGGACACGTGGAACCAAATACAGAAGGAATTTACATCTTACCAGGCGCAGGCAACAACGTACGGCGTTTCTATTACCGCCTTACAGAATGCTTACAACACTCTTAGTACTTTTTTAACGAACACGGTTAAGTTGTCGCAGAATATAGACACGTCCTTGACCGTGGCACAGAAGACAGAATACAACCAAGATTTCGCTAATTATTACTCGGAGAGAACGGCATTCGCGAATGTTATAGCGCAGAAGGTGGCAGAGGAGTCGGTAGATAATCTCCAAATCGGATCAGTGAATCTTATCTCCCGCAAAATGATGCTCGCTTGGAACGAGAAGGACAAGGATATTGCGGTGTGGGGACGGGATGCAAATGGGGTGTATTTGAGCGTTAATCCCGTGAGATTGAGAGCACAAATTGCTGTAGGTGAAGAGTATAAAGATATTTTTCTAGGGGAAGGCAATTACAAACCGAACACGCAATATGTTTTTTCGATAGAGTGGAAAACGGCTACCACGGAAGCGACAGATAAAAATGGATTGTATTTACGTGCTAGTTACACGGATGGAACTAAAGATTATATTTTAATAGCAAGCAATCAACAGACGAGCGAAACACGAACTGACTATGTAACCGCCAAAGGCAAAACAATACAAAAGATTTCTTCTACTTATGGCTATGCAATAAACTGTATTATCTACTCCCTCGGCTTATTCGAGGGCAACAAGCCATTACCCGAAATATCCGTTGCCACTGAAGACCTAACCGGGCAGAGCAATGTAAATTTGGTGGACGGGGGGAAAGAGGTGACGGTGAATGCAGGTACAAACAATACTTACTTTAAAGCATTAGTAATACCTAAATTAAAGCCTAACACGGTTTATCACTTGTCGTTCAAGGCAGAGAATTTGGTTGGAACTCCAACAGAATATAAAGCTGAAATAAGGAATGCTAATGTTAACGTTGAATATGCAGGTTTACTAAGTGTTTCCGGTGGCATTCTTATAACTACTAATAATTTTACCGATGGAGAGGGTAGATTATGTCTATTCGCTGGGAAATACGGCTCCACAGCCGGCAATTCCGTGAAGTTCTCGGAAGTAATGCTCGTCGAGGGATTCACCGCTCCTTCTTCTTACTCTCCCTCTCCCGGGGACGTGGCGAAAGATATTAAGGATGTAAGCGAAGCGGTTACAAACCTTAATACCACGATTACCGGGGCTTTTAAAGACGGAATAATCGACGAGGCGGAGGCAAAGGCGATAGCGTCCAATATAAACATCCTTAACGCCGAGAAAGCGGATATAGACGCTTACTATACCAAGTTATACGCTAACGCCTATCTAACCGGAACAGCTAAAACAAATCTCGCTAGTGCCAAAACGGCTTATAACACGGCACACGCCAACTTAATATCCTCTATCAATACCGCTATCGCCGACGGGAAGGCAACGGCAGCGGAGAAAGCGGACGTTAACGCTAAATTTACCGCTTACAATAACGCTTTATCCGCTTATAAAACAAGAGTTGGAGAGGCGGACAAAGCAATTCAAGATCGGATTAAGGAGTTGGCGGAACAGGACGCCACGAACAAGGTGGACGGGATACAGATAGGAGTTAGGAACTTGTTTTTGGACTCTGGAAAAGAGGTAACAAACAATTCCTATAACATAAAAAACTATTACACATCTATAGACCTCATTACTGGCGGGAAATACACGTTAGTGTTAAGAGGGACAACGACAGGAGGACAAAAATTTGGAGCTTGGTTTAATGATGGAAATGGCATGGCTGGATATCTCCCAGTCGACATGAGTGGTGAAGTCGCTTTTATCCACATTACCGCACCAACTGTACAAGAAATTTACAAGAGAAAAATAAATATTTACAATTTTCCTTCTTCCGGTTCTTCAGCCAACCCTGCAACGATAAAATGGGCTTGTCTTTACGAGGGGCATATAAAGCCACCGATGGACTGGGTGCAAGCCCCGGAAGACATGGAGCAAGCGATACAAGGCGTTCAAGACGATATTGATGCCGCTAATGCCATGCTTGCTGATATTGCTAATGACAACAAGCTAACGCCATCAGAGAAACAGGAAACTAAAAAAGAATGGGATATAATCGTTTCCGAGAAAGCCACAATCGTGGCACAAGCTGCCACGTACAGCGTGTCATCAGCGGCATACACGAACGCTTATAACGCCCTGAACACGTATATTACCCCGTTGCTTGCAAATTTAACGGTAACATCCGATATCGTTGGGACAACATTCAGGTCCAAGTTTAAGGCGTATTATGATGCTAAAATAAACCTGTTAAAAGCGGTAACTGATGCCGCCAAGCAATTTACTCAGGATGAAGTGAGTAATATTCAAGTCGGAGGGACAAATTTATTCCCTATTTCTAAACTTAATCCCGTGTCATACAGAACCAGTTCGAGCAAGGAAGGTTCTGGTCCTGAAATTGTATTTAAATGTAACACACCATCGGCATGGGCGATACTTCCAGTTTCTATTCCGATACCACTTGTTCCGGCTAATACTAATTTTATTATATCCATGGATATAAGGAATACCAACGGATTCGGTTTCGAGGTAACGGCAACGAGTAGCACCCCTACTATTCCGGGTATGGGATTAGTAAAATTTGAAAATACCACTAACGAGTGGAAACGAATTGTTAGAAAGCTAAATTCAGGGAATAATACAAATATAGGTGGTATTAACTTGTGGGGTGTTGGGGATGTCCGGCACATAAAGATAGAAATTGGCAACAAGGCTACGGATTGGAGTCCCGCACCCGAGGATGTAGACCAAGCGATTCAGGACGCTATCGCCAAAACAGTAGATGTTTCCGCTCCTTCGCAGGTGTTTAAATACGGACCGGGTTATGCTGGTACGCCAACTCCCGCAAGCATCTTGTTAACGGCAAGCCCGAGAAATTTTACTCCAACGTCGTACCAGTGGCAATACCTAAACGGCAGCACGTGGACGAACATAAGCGGTGCGACAGGTTCGACTTACTCGGTTGCCCCGGGTAACACTACATTTTTCCCTTCCGGTACGAATGTTAGGACATTCCGGTGTATCTGTAACGGGGACGAGAAGTTGTCCGATAGTTTTACGATAGCGAAGTTGGCGGATGGTGCTACCGGAGCGACGGGAGCTGCAGGGAAAGACGCCTACACGGTGTTGCTTGGCAATGAATCGCACGCCTTTGCTGGTTCCACGGCAGCGGCATTGGCTGGCTCTACTACATGTGGTGTTACTGCATACAAGGGGGCGACGCAAGTAGTTGCTACTATCGGCACGATAACTGGGTTACCAGCGGGTATGACGGCAAGTGTGGCAAGCAACGGCACCACGGCACCCGTTATTACCTTTACCGTAACAACGAGCATGAAAACTGCAAGCGGGACGGTTAAAATCCCAGTTACAGTGGATGGTAAGGTGTTTACCAAGGTGTTCTCGTACTCGATAGCGTTTAAGGGGGCAACCGGAGCGACCGGCTCGAAGGGTGACAAGGGAGATAAGGGTGACACGGGTACAGCGGGGAAAGGCGTGAAAAGTGTGACGGAACAATATTATCTATCCACGTCTTCCACCACGCAGACCGGAGGCAGTTGGTCGTCAACAATGCCAGCATGGACGACAGGAAAATACTTGTGGACAAGGCTTATTACCACGTACACGGATGATAGCACAACAACGAGCAATCCTATTTTAGACCCTTTAAACGAGGCGGTTGACAAGGCGGAAACATTATCCAAGGATGATATAGCAAAGCAGCTCGGGTTTACCGATTTCGAGGCGTTAAAAAACAAATCAGGTTATTTTGACACGGCATTAATAAACACGAATGCCCTTATTACGGATACAGCTTTTATAAATTCGCTTTCGGCAAAAATTCTTACAACCAACGTTATCAAGGCGGGAATGATTTCCATACCAGGCTTCACGTTTAAAGAAAACGAGATAATTGGAGGCTCTGATTTTGGTGCAGGAGCGGGTGGCATAAAGATAACATCGACGGACACGGAGAGGTCGTTTAAAGCTTACAAGGATGCCTCGCATTACGTGGAGATGTTCTACAGAAGCGCGAGCGATTGGGGATTGAAAGGGGTTGTGGGAGGAAGTGAACTATTAAAGCTTGGAACTAAAAGTATGATTTCAGGATGGGAAATGTCAACAACGGGATTCCAAAGCAGTGATTTTGTTCAACCAACATGGAGTGGATCCGCTATATCTGGAGGGAAAGGCTCAAAGTTATTCCCGGATGGAGGAATCATGTTAATGCCATCCGGAACGGGTATTTTACCTCTTTCTAGTGGTGTCATGCAAGCGGGTTTGATAAAAGTAGAGGGTGATAATTCCATGCTTGTTGGATTAGAAATTGTAGCTCGTGGGAACGGTTACTTAAAGGATATCGTGGCGCTGAAGTTGTCAGCGGTGAACGATTATTCTTCGCCCAGCAAGTATCCAACAGCTCTCGAAATTACCTCTGGTGATTTTAATATTTACAGTGGGGGAATTTACATGAAGGCACCATGGAATAATCTTTCCATGCAGAATTACTCGTACATCGTTGGGGGGTGCGGTCATGTTCCGACAAGTATCCGACAGACGGGTTCAACGAATTGCTACTTGGAAGCAGATCAAAACGTGGTATTGGTAAATAACTCACAACATTTTAATGTTTTTCTTCCCGACGCGAGAAACTTAAAACCGGGGCATACCGTGAAATTTATCCCGCTTCAATCGAGTTACTCTCATGGCATCATAGCTGATTCTGGAAATTACGGTGCGAAAATACGATACAAGAATAGTCTGTATGATTGGGTTTATGTTAATTCTGTTAGTGGTGGTAGGACTGCTATTATAGAATGCACTTATATAGGAATATTTGGTGGTTATAGGAATTGGGTGGCTGGTGTATTGAATCAAGATGGAATAAGTTATGGAAGTAATTAACACTATAAATAAACATGGAAACACAAACGTTAAAACTAAACATTGTAGAGAGATTAAACCTACTCGGCGTGATAAAAGTAGCCGGTAGTACTTTTCGGGAAAGAAAGGTACTTGACAATCTCGTTCCAAAAGTAGAATTTTCCAACGAGGAAATAGAACAGGGAGAGATACACAAGGAAGGGGAGAATACTTTTAACCCGGGGAAAGATTTCGAGAAAGAAATAGAGTTAATTGGCATTGAGGCAGAAACTTTAAAGAGAGTTGTCCTTGACTTTGCCGATGAATCGAAATGTATAACAGGGCGCAACAAGAGTCTATTCTACAAGATAGATGCCCTTGTTGTGGAGAAAGAAAACGTTTAATTTAAAAATTTATAATCATGGAAATTAATTACAAAACACAAGCATCAGCTAGCGATGTTATTAAAGGAGTAAACGTGCATTTATCGGCAGAGTACGATCAAAGTGCGAAACCAACGAATGTTACATTCTATTGCGAGGGGACTTTGCAAGAAGAAGGAAACCCGTACGTGAACATTAATGGTACCTACGACTGCGTGAACGAGATGGTATCTAGCATTAACGGGGCGAACCTTCCATCTAACTTTCTGCCGCAACTGGAGGTAAAAATAATAGAGTTCTACAACCAGCTCGGGAATTAACCTATTGGCTCTAGCGGGGAAATATCTTCGCTAGGGTATAAAAAAAAAGAGCGTTTCCCATCCCGGTACTTCGCTCTAGGCACCAAGGTTCAGAAGAACCTTTTCGCGAATGTATAACTAAATTTTAAAATAATGAAATGGAGGAGATAAAAGAAATCGTAGATCTGATTAGCAAGGTCGTGACAATAATAATTGTCCCGTTGCTCGGGATATTCTTGTTTTACAATTCGAAAAAACGGAAAGAAACGGCAGCGGCTGTAAAGGCAGAAGCGGAATACACGAGCCAGTACGCCGATGAATGGAAGGAGTTGTACGACAAGAAGGACGCCGAGGCTATAGAACTTAAAGGGAAGATAGACAAGCTTTACTCGGAAAAAAACAATGATCGCTTGCGAATACGTGAAAGCATGGAAGAGATAACACGTTTGAAACTGGAAAAACAAGAGCTTGAGTTCTTGAAGTGCAATATAGCTTTGAGATGTTTTAAAAGAGTCCCACCTAATAACTTCGTGAATGAACAAGGTGACGATTAGAAACTTGATAACGTCCGTTTTGAAGGAAATAGGACTTTACTCGGACAATGCCGTGAACTTGTTAATGGGCACGGCAGCGCAAGAGAGCCGTCTAGGCAAGTACAGGAAACAAATAGGAGGAGGTCCGGCATTGGGGATATTCCAGATGGAGCCGGCAACTTTCAACGACATCGTGAATAATTATCTCCGGTATAAACCGGAACTGGCTGCAAAAATTGAACGTGCCGCTCGTGTGTCCCGTTTTAAAGCGGAGGATATAGAGAACAACGACTTGCTAGCGATTTGCATGGCACGGGTGCATTATTTACGTGTAAAGAAGGCAATACCTGGCGACCTGGAAGGATGGGCTACTTACTGGAAACGCTACTATAACACGCCTTTAGGCAAAGGAACGGAAGAAGAGTTTATCGCTAATTACAAAAAGTACGTGCAATGAGAAAGTTAGAAACAAATTTTAAACCTCGTGTAGTGAATATTCCCTATTTCGATACAAGCATGAACGGACATCCCGATCCTATCGGGGAACTTGGAGCGGATGGGAATGATGTTCTAGCCCTATATCGATCAAGATCACTGAAAGGAAGGCTGTTATTGTTATTTTTCATGGCTCTTTTTATTGTTTCTTGTAATAGTATTAAGTACATCCCAGTTAAAACAACAGAAACCAAAACGGAATACGTGGATAGGTTTAGAGTGGACAGCATCCACGAGAAGGATAGCGTGTTCGTGACTGTAAATGGCAACACCGTGTACAGGGACAGGACTAAAACCGTGTACAGGGACAGATATAGCCGGGATACCATCTATGTAAGCCAACGAGATACTATCAGGGAGCCATACCCGGTTGAAGTGGTTAAAGAAAGATTCAGGGTACCGAAATCCTTGTGGTTGCTAGTTATCTTGTTAGCCGGGTTAAGCGTGCCTTCCATTATTAAAATACTCCGGAAACTTAGGCTTATAAAAATATAAAAGAGAGAGTCATCTCTCTTAAAGACTAGAACCACCCAATCCTGTTCGTAAGACTTTCTCTCTCTCGGGTAAGTATTACGGGCAGGATTTTTATTTGTTACAAAAAAACAAGAAAAATGGAAAAAATTTTCGATAAAGTGGTGGAAATAGTATCCGAGAGAACGGGAGTGGGACGTGAAGATTTAATATACAGCAAGAAACAGGAGTGCGTTGACGCTCGTTCGATATTGATAAACTTGCTTCACGGGTTAGGATTCCCCGATACCTTGACGGCTAGATATCTCGGGGTGACACGTCAAGGCGTGAACAAGTTGAGAAACACGATAGAAGATAGGAAGCGACATAGTTTCATCCTGTCAACTTGTTATCAACAATGTAGCAACGATGTAGCAACCAATAATTTAAATAGCAACCCGTAGTTTGGGACATTTGTTGTACCCGGCAATGGTGCCGGGCAACTTATAAGTTTTAAACACAATGGAAACTGAGATGAAAGTCGTGAAAGAAAAAGAGATCGTGCACGACAACGAGGAGAAAGATTACGCCAGCAAAGGTGTTGCAGGAACCGGTTTAGGTCTTGGTATAGCAGGTACAGCACTCGGATTGTGGGCGTTGTCCCGTAACCGTGGAGGTCTGTTCGGTGGCGGAGCCGGGATGCCGGAGAACGTTAATATTAACACTGTTAGCGAGGCTATTGCCGGGCGTACAAGTGGTGCTCCAACTGCATTCCAAGCTTGGGAAAAAGGTTGCGACGATGCTATTGCCCTTACTAACGCCATGTGGGGGTTGAAGGTGTCGAGCATGCAAGCTGATTACGATCACCGGCAAACGGATATCGCCGAGAAGTTTAGCTTGTGGAAATCGCAAGTGGATGCAGATTTCGGTCTGTACAAAACTTCCCGTGACCTGTACGACGTTCTTAACGAGCGTTACGGGAACAAGTTCAACGAACTTGACAAGAAAGTTGCCGTTTTGGAAGCAACCAGACCGTACCAAGACCGCCTGATCCAGTGCGAGATTGACAAGGCATTCACTGCCGCAATCAATTACGCGGATCGTCTTGACTGCCGGAATATCAAGGGCATCGTTGGGTTGCCGAGCACTCCTACCGTTACGGTTTTGGAAGGCGCAACTTGTTGCAGATCTCGTCAGCCTCAAGCTGAATAATTTATTGATTAGTGACAGGTGTCCTCACGGGGATGCCGTCACTATTTTCCTTTAATCACTAATCAAAAAATATATGATAGATCCATTGTTAACCGGGGGAATAAATTACGACCAGCGCCTGCCGGAACTCGAAAAGGAACAACAAGCCTACTTGCAAAGAATACAGGAATTGCAAAAAAGAGGCGTGGTGAATGAATCGGCAACTCCTGTATGGGACGAGATCGACGGCTTGTTGTCCGGACTATCTGACCGGGAATTCGAGTTTATAAACAACAACCAAGAATTTCAGGAAAGCTCTTCCGTTATAACGGCTATTTTAAACCGTGAGTATTTAAAGATAATGCGCCCGAGGGTAGAGAATACCAAAGATGGGAAAGATGCCCTAGAAAAGCATCTAACGCTAGTAAAACGGCTAAAAAAATCTGCCGCCGACGAGGTGAATAAAAAATATTCGATGCTCGACGAGTACATGGAGAAATACAGCGACATGAGTTTTAAAGACTACATGGCTATGAAGAAAGGAGGAAAAAAGAAATGACAAGAGAAGAAAGGCTAATAGCCGAATTATCAAGGAGGGTTGATAACGCGGAAAAAGATATAGAGAGATTAAAAGAGTTAGTAACCAAATTGAATGACAATGGCAACACGAGAAACCGCAAGTCTAAACCTGCCGGAGAAGGCACTGGAGCTGAAAAGCAAGATAACTAACGCTCTCGGGGAATGGGGCAATAACCTTATCGACACGTTCGTCGCCGATAAACCGAAGTTAAAACCGTTATCCGTGTACCTGAAAAGAGGTCTAAACAACGGTATTGTTCGTTACGACAACAAGATACAGGGTGCAGTAGACAACGTGATGATGTTTATCGGGGACGAGAACGGGAATTATGACATGGGGCAGGTATTCGACGATGTTATGGCGATGTTCAAGGAGATGGATGAAACGAATATAAACCTCGGACCACTCGATGCCGTCGTTGGAAAGGGAATGATAAAGGTAAAGATACCGAACAACATGTTTACATCCATGCTATTCGGGGACACCGGGGCGATAAAGATCACGGAAGGTGATTTGCTTGAATTGAAAAACTTGTTTTTAGAAGAATAGACTATGGGGAACTATTACAAGACGCTGAAATACTACAAGGAAAAAGGTATGTTTAGCGAGGCTAAAATGTGGGAAGCTGTCGAGTGTTTGGACGAGTTGCTTGAAGAAGTGGAAGAGAAGAACCCGGATTTATTCTGGGATTTCATGCGTGACCAGCACGAGATATTCTGTGGACCGCACTTTAACGAGAAATTCGGGAAGTGGCAAATTGAACAGATGCACCACAAGGGAGAGGACGGCAAGGAGTGCAAGGGAATGCACTGGTCGGAGGACGACATAAAAGCCGTGTTCGAGAAGCACAAGCCGATGTTACCCGCCGGGACAACCTGCTGGGACGTGGCTGTCGCCATAACTGGGAACTGGCACGATAAGGTCGACTTGTTTAAAAAGTGGTTCCCGGAGAATCACGAGGAAAAGGTTATCGAGGATGCTATAAACTTTTACTTCAAGGATCAAGACGCTCCCGAGGGGAAAGTATGGCACTACATGATGGCCATGGACGAATAAAAAAACATTATCGCCATGAAAAACGAGGCTAATTTTGTTTTATTAATGGATTTGCTGGATAACGAGTGTATCGCTGGAGTTGCGGCGATAATTGTAGCGGAAATGCTCAATCTCGTTTAAGAGCGGTTAGATAGTTGTTTTAAAGTGTAGCACAGTTGGCGATGTGTTAGAGGGGCGGGATGCCCCTTTATTTTTGGCATATAAAAAAGAAAGTGAATTAAAGACGGCAATCCTGATTCACTTTCTTTTAGACTATTATCTAATTGGGGAATTAGACTAAGGCTTCTCTCCTTAGGTGTATAATAGTTACATTATTATATGCAAAAGTAATAAATAAAATGCTAGTTATTTATTTCTAGGCACTTTTTTTATTGTTTTCCGCTTGATTTTACCCGAGGGTTTAGGGCTATCTGTCTTTCCATCTGTTATACTTCCTGTGCTAGAATCCGCTTTTCTACAAAATTTAGGCGACTTCATTCCGTCTATATGCTCGAACAAGGAATTATCCACATGCGCCATCATCGGGTCTAAAATAAAATCTATCCCCTCTCTTCTTGCGAGTTTTGCAGCTGGAACAAAATCAGCATCACCAGAAATAAGCACAATCCTGTCTACAAAATGTTTTAAAGACAACGAAGCTATATCGACACCTATTTTCATGTCTATGCTTTTTTGTCTTAAATCATAATAAACATCATCCTCGGACAAATCGTCAATTACAATATTTTTAGATAGGAGTTCCTTTACTTTACTTGGTCTGATTAGCCAATTACCTGAATCTTTCAGGTATCCTAATCTAAGGGCTACTTTCCTTTTCTGTTTTAAAAATTCAAATATTTGATTCCTGAAAATCGCTTCTGGCGTTTTCTCGAAAACAATACATTTTTTGGATATCGGGTTGTGAACTCTTTTTTCAAACGGGAGGCAATCATAGAAAAAAATACGGTATAAATAATTTTCTTTTCCGACATGAGAATGAGCTAACGTGTATATATCGTCAGCAACTTCCTCTGCGGTTTTTGATTTTTCTTTATTGTAAAGAGAATTGTATCTTTTAATGAAAAATCCCCCATCTATCAATACGGCTATTTTAACTGGAATATTAAAATTTGTTGAATTGTCTGTTTTGTTCGAGTTTTTCTTTTCCATAAGCTATAAAAAACGAGGCTCTTGGGTCGGCATCCTCGTTATTAGAATCAAATTGATTTGAGATATGCGAAGCCAAGAGCGTAATTATGTCGCAAATATAAATTCCAGGATTAAATCTTGCAAGAATTCTTCTTTATTTTACGATATTTTCGTTTTATTTGTTTCAATTCTATATAAAAAAGGGCACTCCCGAGAAGGAATGCCCCTACCGTTCGAGAGTTATCCTTGCAACACTCGACATCTAATTTCAGTTTATTGAGAAAATCGGAATTCCCTATTTTTTTACTTTCCATTTTAATAACACTTGTCCGAGATAAAATTATCCTTCCCGTATTTTACTACCCAATCCCATATTATTTTTATCCTGTGTTCTGAATAGTAAAAGTTCTTGGATTCGACGGGGAGCCAGAAGAGTTTAAATCTCCTCCGGTATAGGGTTATCACGCTACCCTTGGTTCCGATCTTGTACACTCTTTTCATTTAAACGTTCTTTTTGTAGTTTAAGTTCTATTTCCACTAATCTCTTGACCTTTGCCGCTTCCTCGTATTGTTCATTCGCGGCGTACATTTGCTGCAATAATAACAACTGGTTCACATAGACGCTGTCCAATCTTTTCGCCGAGGCGTCGATTGACTTATTGGCGACGCTAATTAACTCCTCGATCCGTTGTATCCACCTTGTAACCACGGTGCAGATGAAGGCAATAGCGAAGCAATTAACGACAAAAAAACAACGCTTTTACTATAAATTGCGTATCTTTCATTTTTAATATTACTTTTATTTATGTTTTAAATTCTTCTAGTTTTTTCAGTTGCAGCCTTGCCTTTTCCATGTCAAATTCATAATTCTTGCAATTAGACTGTTCCGTTATAACTAGAAGCAAGGGGAATAATAATCCATACTTGCATCCTCTCCCGTGTTCGTCCGCTGCCGATTTACATGTGGCGCACTTGTATATATCCTGCACGCAAGCTGTACTCATATCGTTTTTTTGTATTATTTATTATTTAAATTTTGCCATTGTCTTCTTCTGTTACTTCAACAAATACCACGTTCTTGTGGTCTGATCTTTTCGCACAAAAACATTCTCCAACACACGATTCACAATCAATTAAATCACGTAAAAAACATCCAGTGCAACTATTGCCTGAAACTTCCACGCATCTCAGTTTAATCCTTCCAAACTGGAACACTTCGCCTACTTTATACTCTTCCATATTATTTGTTTTTAAATGTAAAACTACGAGTTACCTTTTCATTTACTTCATCTGTGTGGCATTCACTAGACAAAACAATTCTTCCGTCAACTAGTCTAATAATAGTAACACCTGGATATTCTTTGTCATCTCTAATTATTACACCACGTATTCTCTTTGCCGAATCGTAGTTAAAACAAACATTCACGATTCTACCTATACCACCCATAACAGAATCTTCGGGTAGATGTTGTTTGGGGAATTTATCCATGCTTATATTTTTCTCTACTCCCATAATTATTTAGATTTAAGTTGTTTGATTAGTTCGTCAGCGCATTGAATCGCTCGACTTACATCTTTGTCAATATAATGAAATGGATCAACACAGGCGGTAAGAACGTCTTTCGCTATCTCGTACCTACGTTGCTCCCAGTCAATTGCTTTATCAACATTATCATCAATAATCTCTATATCACTTGAACTTGCGTTATAAACCGAACGATCATCCCTCCACCCAGCGATATATCCTACTTCAACGATCTCTCCCGTGCTAATTATTCTTGCTTTCATGATTATAATTTTTTAATATTAATAACTTTGTTGTGCTTTCTATAGCCGCAATGGTTATCTCGCAAGAATAAATCTATTTGTCCTTGTAATTCTTGTGCAGTAGCAGCATCGAATAATTTAATCTCTTTTTTCCATCCCGTGTGTGGGAAATTACCTCCACTTGGACTATCTTGCTTGTACTCGAATGTAACTTCATACATCGAACGTGTATTATTGGTGTGATGATCTTCGATGTATTTTTCAACGAGTTTCATGATTTCGTTTGTAGCGTAATCTAAGTGCGATTGAAGGTTCATCTGATACCTATCTGCGCCATTAACCCATTTCTGTACTTCTTGTTTCAATTCTTCTCTTGTCATAATTCTTCTATTTTATTTTGGTCACCTTACAAATAAGGTGACCAGATTATTACATTATTTTTGCTAGCTGCTTGGTATGTTTAACGATCTCGAACAACTTCGCGATAAAATCAAGTCCTTTTTGTGTTACCAATACTTTTACAACCATAAAGCCGTCATGATTATCCCGATCAATCCATTTCTCTTTTAGCTCGAAATAGCCACGTTTAATGTATTCTTGCTTCGGTTCGTTTCTATTGGAGAAAAAAACACCTTTCTCTCGCAATTTTTGAAAGAGAGTGTTTCTCCCGAACGGTAATTGAAGGATTTTAGCGGCTTGCCCGACGTCGATTTTCTGATCCGAGTCCATCACCTTGTCCATCAGCTCTGCTTTCGGCCTTAACTTGTCATTCTCCGCTTGCAACTTGGCTTTATGTTCACGTTCCTCTTTTAGTTTTTGCGCCAATCCTATCACGAGATCCGGGTTATTAACCATTGCTTCCAAGGTGGGTTGGGTGGCGGTCATGCCGTATTTAAGAAGTTCTTTTATCCGGTCATTGCACCATATCGCAAAAGTTGGACTTAGCCATCTGGCAAATTCCATGGCGACATCCTCGTGCATCCATGTGCCTTGCATACTTCCACCTTGAATAACTCTCATCAAATCCGTTCGGAGAATATTCCGAACGGCTGATAATGAATCGATAAATTCTTGTGATGATTTTGTTTTAGTCCAATCGCTTGGTTGTTTGCCAAACGTTTTTGCCATTTCGGTGGCGTTGACCATAACGTCACCGTTACCGGAAAGGAATGTTATATCCGTCCCGTTGTAATTGTAGATTTTATTTTCCATGATTAATTTATCGTTAGTAATAATAATTCAATAATTTGCTCGCCACTTTCGCAAGCTCTCGTTTCATCTCCTTGTTCTCCCTCTCTACCTTTTCAAGCTTCGCCCAGGCGAATTGACCGGCAAGAATATCGTTGTTCAGAGCCTTGAATATGTAATCCAGCTGGCTTTTCAACGAACCCGTGCAGAACAACGCCGGTGATAGCATCCCGGGGTTCGGTGTGCTGCCGTATTGCTTCTGGAGTTGTTTCTCGTGTCCTTTCATTCTCGAATCCATGTCCTCGCAGAGCGAACGGAGATACGTGGCAATATCTTCCTCTTTAATCGTCGCACCTCTTAATCTTTCCTCCATTTCATTAAATGCGTTAATGTAGGCTTCCTTGAACTTTGCAGCCACTTTCCCTGTGAAACCCATCGCAAGGAAAGTGAAACCGTCACGGGTTAAGTAGTACATCGGTTCTTTTTTATAACCTCCATTTAGTAATTGCCTGTGATAGAACGAAAACGCAAAATTGCGTTCTTGAAAAACGTCACTACATTCGTTATTCCGAATAGCCCTTAAAACTTCGCAGTGTCTTTTCTCGAAAACTTCCGCTATTTTCAAAGAGGTTGTTACGACTTGGTCATTACTGACCGTTACAAGCCCGTTAGCGGAAACGGGGAATAATTCTAATTGTTTCATCTGGTTGTAGCATTAGATGAATTAAACAAAAAACAACTCCACGTAATCAAAGTTTGCTACAACCACATACATCATAGAGACATATGAACTGATTACGGGAGTTGTTATATTTTCTCTCGTCTCTAAAGCGATCGTACTCTTGCGACGCCATATGTGATTGTAGCATCGCAAAAGTACGAATAAAACCGGATAAAACAAATTCCACGAAAAAAGCGAGTAGAGTTTACTCGCCTTGATTCTAAAGTTATAAATATGGAATGGTTAGTCTTCTATATCAAAAACATCCAACAACTTCACAATTTTATAGGCAAATGGTTTGTTATTCATGTTCTGTACAACGACATCAACAGCAAACACTTTCTTTAGTGGATTATTTTTTGAATTTATTATTTGATCCTTGATGCCATCAGATTCAAACAAGAGGTTTAACGCCTTTTTGTTTAACGATTCTATTATCCCTTTATTTCCTGAATTACTATTGATGCCACGTATTTGATACATCGTCATGAGTTGATTCGTGTGGATCTCGTCTTGTTCGGACACTGTTTTTACAGCTTCGATTTCTTTATCGATCAAATTCTGTGTTCCGTTGCTACTTATGTAATTAAACGTGCATCCCTTGTACACGACATTACTAACATCACCTTTTATCACTTGAATTTCCATATTCCCCTCTCTATCTTTCGCTGGAATAGATAGTATGTCGTGCAAATCCTGCAATTCTTTAGTCGCTAAATCGGGTTTTTCTCCCGAAGATGAAGTGAAATAATCATACACGCTTTTCAAGTTTTTAGCGAACTCCATGATCAAATTGAAATTTTCCACGAACGGGATCATGGAGAGTGAAACTAGTTCAACGAGATGAATATCAATAGATCCTTCGGTTATCTTGCTAACGCACAACTTAGCGTTAGATAACTCCTTAGACATACCGTTCTTTTGGGCAAAACTAGAAAAGTATGATCCGATGGCATTCATGGATGACGTGAAGTCAGACACTTGAATAGGTTCTGAATTCTTGATATGAATTCTCAATGCAAGTTGTGAGTTATCATTATATTGTTCCATGATCCGACGTTTTAACAATATTCCAAACATACAACTATTATCCGTAATTTCAAATTTCACCACATTATTTTTTCGTATCTACTGAATCAAAGATCCAACACTCACGCGACAACCTTTTTCTTTTACCCACTTCTCGTATTCCTGTACCGGAACCTCTTCGACGGAAAACGATGGATCATCCTCGTACGCGATAACAGGTCTACTAGAATACGATACATCTTTACAAATTCCATTACACCCGAAACAATCTCGTGTTATCTTTAACGCCATCCCATCAGATGGGATGTATCTTTTTAATATTACATCTTTAATTTCCATATTTTTACAGCATTTTTTAAACAAATAATCCTTGTGATCAACCACTTTTACTTTGCTACCGACACGAATGTCGGGAGCAGGTTATAACGTCAATTATTTTAATTCAAACGTGTACGCGAACACCCACGGGTTAGAATCCCACGTGCCTTTCCCGGAAACCTTGTCTATAAGCAATGCGAAAGCTTCTTTTGGTTCAGTGCACCAACCTTTTGGATATATATTGTTTTTGGCATCAGAGAATATATATGACGATGGCGTTCCAAAAACATCAAATTTTTCGATTCCTTCTCTTAAGCAATCTTCGCTCGTAATGTCTTGTAACCTCTCCACTCTCACGTCCGTAATCTCGATAGCATGCGGCATCAGACTAGCTTTCACAAACATTTTATTATCCCATCCTTTACCGGGAGGGAATAATGTTGGATTGTATGTTTCGTCATAAAACGAATTATAAGATTGGGCGATAGCGATAATTTCGCCTATCTTGTACGGGGAATGTTTAAGAAAAAAATCCTTCTCATATCCCGGAGTAACATTAGATTTAAATTGATATGAAGCAAGTAAACGACGAGGGATAATCCTTCTTGTCATTGTTTTTCGACCTTCTAATACAGCCTTTGTAAGACCAAATTTGTCGTTAAAAAGTATCTTTTTCATGATTCATATTTATTCAATTGTTCTATATACTTAAATAGACCGCTATTCACGATGGCGAGTTCTATTTCATCTATTGTTAGTTTTGTATCCATTTTTCAGCTTTTATTCATTAATTCCTAGATAATTGTTTACCATCCTCCTGAAATCATTCTTGAACATGGATGCCGTTTTCATGAACTTGAAATCCTGTAAAGACAAGTCGTTGATGTAGTAATAAAACGCCTCTTGTTCATTATCAAAATTCTTCCCCCAAAATGTTTCAGGGTGCGTTTCCATGAACTTTTTTATAGCTTTCATGAGGTTTATCGCGTACCGGGGGAACGTTTTAAACTCGATTCTCATTTGTTGTTTCGTCGCGAGAGGACATCCGACACAGCCATGACGGGTGAAGTTGTAAGGCGGATCGTAATACTTCATATAAGGAAGGTTATGCTTGTGAATGTATTCCCAAATTTGCCTTTCCGTCCAAAATACAAGGGGCAGCACGTGACAAGCACCCTTCATGCTTTTCCTGCTATCACATTGCTCCGGTTCGTAATCTGACCTATTGTTAGATTCATCCCTGCGCATCCCTTCCAGGTTCCTTTTCCCTATGCCGTAACTCTCTTTCAAGACCTCGCAACAGAATCTTCGTTGCCGGGATGGAAAACCTTTTCTCGCCACAAGTTGTAAAAACGACTCTTTCGGGTTCACGATCTTGACTTCCGGGTAATTCTCCCGGATAAACGGGATTGTTCCGGGAGGATCTATCGTTGTGTTAGAGTAAACAGCCTCAAATTTTACCCCGGATTTCTTCGCTATATCAAGAAGAACAACACTATCCTTCCCCCCAGAGAAACCCAAGTTATATATTTTGTCTGTTTCAAGACTACAAATCAGATCTATACTACGCTTCACGTGTCCTTCCATTGCTTTATATTGTTTTCTTCGTTAATGTTTCTTCTACTTGTTCTATTGCTAAAAATATCTCGTAAACTACTTGCGGAACCATGGAATTCCCGAGAGCCTTTATGCTTTCTTGTCGCCATCTTGAAAAGGTGATACCAGATAATCCAAGGAAAATCCCATCATCTCTGTCACAAACAGGGGATTGAGTTGGGAAGTTTTGCCACCTGTTTGTTTCGCGTGTTTCCCTATCATCACAGGTATATTGCATAGGGCATCCGTCCTCATTGCGCCGTTCTTCCTTTTCAATGCCGTTGGGGAAACTGATGGCTGGTAATCTCTTGATGTCGGTGTCGGTAGCATCCCGTTCACCGCTAATGCCGTCAACGATTGCCCCATTTGGCTGTTCGGGTTGTAAGTGTTCGTGTATTTTGTCGCTTCCGACGCGTTGGGAGTAGGTAGTAATTTGCTTTCCGCCAAGTCGTTCAAGTCCATCGTCCACCCTTGTTCTCGTTTCCTCTGCCACCTCTCGCTTTCCATCGTTGACCCGTTCTTGAAATCCCGATTCTGAGGGGTTGGTAGTAATTCCTTGTATGCCATCTCCGGCAACCCCTGTTGCTCGCTGTTGGGTCCCCGTCTCCTGTAATCCTGCGCCACCGGTGTCGGTAACATCATCCCTTCTTGCCAGAAACCACACCCGGTCTCTCCTGTGGGGCGCTCCGACGGCACAAGCCGGTATAACAACTGGCTGGACTGAATATCCGATTGACGCGAGGTCGATTCTGATTTGATCGATGACGTATCGTTGTCGTTTCTCGTAAAACGTGTAATTCTCTCCGCAAACGTCCGTGTAACTTCCCACTTTAGTCTCCTCGCCGGAGAGAACCATCGAGAGGATTCCAGCAACGTTTTCACCAATAAACCAAGTGGGTCTAACCTCTTCGATGACACGAAACACCTCGTTCCAGAGGTAGCGGTCATCTTCCGCTCCATTTCGCTTTCCTGCGTAGCTAAATGGCTGGCAGTTATGGACTGCGATTCCGTAAACATTGTATGAGTGTTCTTCATTTACTGCTAAATTATAAACGGCATTACTTTCTTTTTCTTTTCTGATGCTCTTTACATTACACCAAACAAATCCATTCTCATAGAAACCATATCTATCACTACGAGATATTGTAATGCAAAATTGAGGACGTTCATTAACAACCCTTCCATCTATTATGCAAGTACGTTTTGATGTTTTTTTACTTATACTTACTGGACAATGGTAAACATCTCTTGCTATTTGAGCCATATCTAAGGATAATTTCTCGCTTACAGTCGTTATTTTTATACTACCATTTTGACAAACATAACCATCCGCAAACCATCCTTTAAGCAATGACTTCTTTCTCGCATTATCAAGAATAAAACATTGTGGAGATAGGTGTTTCCCGTGAGCGTATTTCCCGAAATCATTTAAGAAATCACAAAGCCATTCATCACAGATTATAGCCTTGTAAATAGACTTATCTTCTGTTAAGGTATATTTATACCCTGATCTTTGAATAACATGATGAAGTCTTGTGATATTATGTTTCCCACAACATATTATGGTTTTGTGATTATAACTATTTTTTCTACCAGAACGTTTATTGTTATCACACCACCCATCGGCTATCCACGTGCCTACTAATTCCCAAAAAGCTGGAGTGAAGGAAGTATCATCACCTTCATGTATTGGATATCCTATTTTATCTCCCTTTTTTAAATCAGAAGCATGTATATATTCAGGAAGCATGAATTTTCTTCCTTTTCTTGTTCGAACATAAAATGGATGATTTGGTGTACATTTTAGTTCTTTGAACATTCCTTGGGCACGTAGATAAATTATTTCATCTGCATCATGTTTCATAGTACATTCTACTGGATGATATGTTCTATCTGTCGTGAGTACTTCATCGCCAACTTGAACGTCTTCAATAGGCAAGAATCCTTTTCTAGTCAGTACTGGTGTTCCCGCCACGAAACACGGAAACCCTGCCGTGAGGACGTCGATTTTTCCTCTCCATTCTCTAAAATCTTGCTCGAATATGTTTCCATAATGTGTAGTGTTAGGGTAATGATAACTTAATACTTTGTTGCAGAACTCGTCTATTTCGCAAGAGAAGGCATTCTCCCACCCCATCCAAGTGGCAGCGAGTTCGCAGGCACCGATCCCGGTGCATAAAGAAGCGTGTATCATGTTGTTTGTTTTAAATTATTCTCCCGGGAAGCATTTATCCATTCCCCTGTTTTTAAACTTATCCGTGTGTATAACGCTATTCTCCATTCTTTCTCTGGTTTTAAAGAAGAATATAGCATTCCCTTTCTTTACCCTGTATTTCCCGAGTTTGGGAGAGGTTATACCCTTTTGTTTAAGGGTGTTCTTGTCCATGTCAGCCTTGTTTTTGGGGCTGGCAAAGTCATAATTGTCGATTAAATGCATAAATTACTTTGTTACATTTTTTCCATACTTGTGTTGAATCTCTGAAATTCGATACATCCGGTCTTCATTTTTGCTTCTAGAGGAAATTCGTTCGCTCGTGTCTGTCATTTTTAGGCGGTCGTCAATAGACTCGCAATAACAATGTTTATCTTGTGCGTATTGAGAGATCCACCCGTAAATGATATTCCCATCCACCCTGTCGTAAATCTTGCCGTAAACGCCTCGTTTGGCGTTATTGAAGCAAAGTTTAAAGTCGTCAATGTTCAAGTAATAAAAATCGTCGATAATTAGTTGGATTGTCCCTAGCAATTGCATCGCCCCAATTGTCTTGCCAACCGAGAAGAAATCAAGTACATCTTTCACGATTAGATAGAACATGGATTTTAAAGCGGCTTCGTCGGTAAATTTCTTGAAACTCGCTAAAGTTGGAGTTACGCTTGCCAATGTATCGTCAAAATCCCTCGGGCATAGTGCGGTGAAGTACCTGTCGGGCAATCTCGCCAAGAGCATCACGCTCTGCTCTCTTGTTTTCGGCATCATTCCGGCGGGGATTATTCCCGTTTCCGACGACTCCTTCTCGACCGCTTGCAGGTAATTCCTTGCTAGTTCGATTTCTGTTGTCATATTTTCCTTCATACACTTTCACGAAATTTGTCGGTTTAAAAATCCAGTCAAAATCTGCTATCCATCCCCTTTGGTTGTCCCCCGAGAGAAAATTAGATAATCCGGCTTTCTCTATCATCTCGGCAACTTTTTCTTTGCCATACTGCCGAATTCTTGCCATTACGGTAGATACGCGTTTATCCGTTATCGTCTTCACCGGGGCAAGGGCGGGACATTTCTCGTGATAGTAATTCACGACTTTGCTCACTAGCTCTCTTTCGGATTCTTTTTCTTTTTTCGCGGAACTTTTTTCTTTTTCTCCTTCATGTTTTATGGGAGATTCAAAATTTTCATCGATAGGAAATTCAAGTTCCCCCTGGGGAATATCTCCGTTAGGAGATAAATAATTACTTTTTTCTTTACTTTCTTTTCCTTCTTTACTTTCTTTATATTCTTTATTTTGGTTTGTCGGTGGTTTGTCTCTGGTTTGTCGGTGGTTTGTCGGTGGTTTGTTTTCCACATCATCACTGGTTTGCCTTGTATTGTAAGTGTCGTAATTACAAAGCGTTATTATGGTTTGTCCGTTGGTTTGTCGCTGGTTTATCATGCCTTCTTTCTTTAAGAAATCTAAAAAGTTAGTAACCTTTGTACTTCCCCATAACCACCTATTTTCCAAGAATCTACGACTAGCAACTATCTCTCCTCTTTGGACTTCTATCGCCCGGTTGTTCAGTATATATTTCGAGTCTTCAAATCCTGCCATTTGAATTAAATCTATCCAGGCTTCGGAACGGGAATACTGACGGGGTTCTTTCCAGAGGGCGTTTTCAAAAAACTTTCTGCTTAATTTTATAAATCCTTGGTCACGCATATCACAATTCTTTTTTCTTCTTCTCGATAAATTCCAGTAGGTCTTCAATTTCTTTATAGTCGAGAAGTATAGAGGTAATAGTTTGATTATCGTTGTCCTTCATAGATATTTTTAAATATCCTTCATCAACTCCAACTTCTAAAGCCGAAGTTTCGCCTTCTATTTTCAAATATGTGTTTGCCATAGCTATTCGATTTCTTCTATCACAAACAAAACCTTAGAGGCATTGTTAGCCTCCTTTTGTAAAGCTCTATAAGCTTCCACGTCTTCAACGATTTTATTTGGCTTGATCGTTGTTTTACTGCCGTCCTCCATCACGAGAACGACTCTTGTTATCTTTACTTTCATGTCTTCTTATTTTACTTTTTTGCCATTTTCTAAAATAACGCTTCCCGCTATTTTACTTTTCTCTTGTTTTCTATCATAACGATTCATCCGGGGACATTTCCCATCACACCCGATAGATATATGCCACCCGTTTGCCCCGTGGCTCTTCATGCAACACATCTCGGACATGGGAAGGAAGTGTTTGCACTTCTCCCGGTAGATGCGTCTTTCGATAGATTCTTTCATGTATTACCTGTTTAAAAATTCTTTCTTTAGCCACACTCTAATATCGTATCCGAAGAAACAGAAAATGATCTCGTACTCGGTGGGAGAGAAATATCTCTCCCTGATACCTATTATCGTCCAGTCTCCCGACCTGATGAATCTCGGATGCTTCCACCTGTTATCAACCATGATCCGGTCGATGACTGTTTTATAACTCTTGCTCATCGCTACTTGTCTTTAATCAATTCCTGTATTCCCGCCAGCTTGGCCCTTAGTTTCGTTATCTCGTCCATGGCGGAATCGTATGCCCTAGATAATACATCATAAGACTCGATACTAACGAATTCTTCACGCTTATCCAGCTTGACAATCATGTGATCTGTAGATATTATAGGGCAACTGAAATTATCGAGAGCGAATAAAAAGCCATTAAATCTAAACTCTCCTTTTTTAGCGAATAACTCCGAACGTCCATCTTCCTCTTCCTTGACATTATCGCTATTTATGTGTTCCCAGAAACGTAACATGTCCACATCTATACCTTTTATCTCGGGAATTATATTCGTAAAACAAGCCTTCGTTACTATGTGGAAGTGATCCTTGAAAGTGTCGATGATACAGAATAAATGATCACTTAAAAAATCCCCGGCAACATAATTAGTTTTGAGGATTTCCGCCTTGTGAAATTTATCGTTATACTCCTTGTTTTGCTTGTTTAGCACGTTTGCACCGTATTGAGTTAATACCACGGTTACTCGGTCTTGTAGTTCCATAGTTGTTTATTTTTTATGGTTTAATGTTATACTAATTATCAAATTAGTTTGATCTTTTTTATTAATGTATCCAAGTCTGTCGAATTCTCTATCGCCTCGTTCTTTCCACCCGTGATTCTATCTGAAATCTCTCTTTTGTCTTGAATGATTTGATATATGTCTTCATCAATGGTATTCTTTCCAAGAAAGTAAACACATTGCACGGAATCATTTTGCCCGATCCTGTGACATCTATCCTCGCATTGGTCAGTATCCGCTGCATGCCAGGGGAGTTCGACGAACGCAACTATTGAAGATGCCGTTAATGTCAACCCGACCCCAGCGGCTTTTATCGAACAAATAATCATTTTAACTTCAGGATTGTTTTGGAAAGAATCGATATTTCTTTGTCTGTCTGACATGCTATCATCTCCCGTTATAGTTACTGAGCCAGAGAACGCTTGCGTCAGCATACCGCATACTTCTTTCTGGTGGATGAAAACCACTATTTTTTCACCGGATTCTAAAACATCCGAGATGTAATCCTTCACGGCATTTAACTTCCCTCTTGCCGAAATATTCTTTAATACACCTATTCTTACCATAATTTCTCCCCTCATTGATCTTGCCACTTGCTCGTCTGTTGCTGATTTATATTCTTTCAAGTAAGATTCTAAATCAGATAGAGCTACATTGTATTCATCTCTATTGGATATATCACAAGGGACAACGGTTCTTACTTTTGGTGGGAGGTCTTTTAAAACTTCCTTCTTGTTTCTTGAATAGAAGCAGTTCTTGTTTAGCAGGTAATTTAATTCTTCCATGTTGTCGTTATACCCGTATTCAGCCACGAATTTAGAATACCCACCAAACTTGTCTATCTGATTAATAATAGCCAGTTGAGAAGCTAGATCCTTGGCTTTATTAACCACGGAAGTACCTGTAATGGCGAATATAACTTCTTTTCCAGTTGTTATTCCCTTGGTTAATTTTGCTTGAAGAGAGGAAGGCTCCTTTACCCTGTGACACTCGTCGATAATTACCGATTTGAATAGTTTTATATTCTCGGAGAAAACAACATCTTTTAGCTTCACGGGGGAACCTGAATTATTGCATATCTTCGTAACAAAATACTTTTTCAAGCTCTCGTAATTAACTATAAAAACATCGTTTTTAATAGAATCACCGAAAATGCTTTTCCCTTGGGCAAACAAATGCCACGTGAATTGATTTTGATTATTCAATATACAAGCTTTTTTATCTGTCCATTGGTGCCATTCTCTTTGCCAGTTTATCTTTAATACAGACGGGCAAATAACAAGGCAAGGGAAAGCGTCTAGTGCCACTACCGAGGCGATACCTTGACAGGTCTTTCCAAGTCCCATTTTATCACCTATAATCGTTCTCTTGTGGACTATATTGTACGCCACCCCTTCTCTTTGATAAGGGTAAAGGGTCATTTTTAACGGTATTTCGGTTTTTAATTCTGGCATCGGGGGTAACTCGTAATCTCGTTTCTCGTGTTCTCTAGTGAAAGCGAAACCGTATTTTTGCCCAAACATGATTACTTGCGGGGCGTAACATTTTGGAAAAATGTAAGACTTTCGCCTTTTGTCCTTCTCGGCTCCCGGACAAATTTCCATTAATTTTTTTATTGCCCAAGTAATTCTTTTATTAAACTCGAAGGTGATTTCAAACCCCTCGTTAAATTCCTTTATGCGCATTGTAATTCCTTGACTTTTTTCGTGTAATACTCTATTAATGTTTCTAGTTCAAACTCGGTATATTTCTTTGTTTGATTTGATTCCCATTGGAGCAAGTCGAACCTCTCTTGACCTATTTCCTTTAAAAGGTTATCGTGATAACCATGAAGATGATCTGCTTTAAATCGATTACATCCAGAACATTCCGCATGACAATTTACCTCGCTATATCTGGTAGATTGATTTTTTCTACTGAAATAATGACCGCAATCAGCCTTTTCAAAAGGTTTTACTTCGCCACAACTTATGCACCTGAAATACTTGTGTTTAAAATCTTTACTATCCCTTAATCTTATATAGAGGCTGAAAATCTTGTCTAGTTTTTTTTCGAGTGTTTTAACTCGACTTTTACTAGTATTTTTAGTTGTTTTTTTCTTTATGTAGTATGGCATGATTGTATTTTTAATCCAAGGGAACACTACCCGATTGTACTTCTCGGGAATACTTGTTTGCAACCAAGTACTTTCATGTTCCCATCTATCAAAGGTTTGAGAACGGGGCGGGATTCGAACCCGCCGTAACCATTTACCGTCCTATTGATTCTCGAAATAAGGGAATACATCCATTATATTCGAATCACCAACTTGCACAATCTCGAACGGGACAACGTAAGTGGATAGGGATTTTTGCAGGTTCTCTAACGCCTTATCAACATTCTCCCCGGCAACAAGGAAATACAAGTTCGATCTCTTTTCCATGCCGGAAATGCTGTCAGCGTCAATAATAGCGACTTTCGCCTTAAACCATTTATCATCGTTGCCGTCATTTGACTCTACCAGCTCGGTGATATTCGACTTCTTTATCGCTTCGATACAGAAATCGCCTTGAATCATTTCTCTCAAACTCTCTGTTATTCTACTCTCCGCTTCTGTAAAACTCATTGCATCCAATAGATATAATTCAGATACTTTTTTCTCTCTGCCGTTTTCACCCACTTTCGTGTATTTTACTTTTACTTCAAACCAATTCGCTGTCATAATTTTATTGTTTTAATATTTTAACCGTTCCAATCACGTCCATGCCACGAAGGACATAGTATTCATTTTCTCCTTTAGGGGATTCTTCAAGCGTCCAGCAGGTAGTTAACACGTGCCGGTTAATCTCTCGCTGCAACGCTTGCTTGTCTGCCGGGTAAACAATCTTATTAATGTTGTTCCTCCCGAGGTTGATTAACTGGACTTTCATTTTTGCATCGTTCAAGTTTCCTTTTTAATAACGTTGCCTTTCTCTTTAATTCAAGTTCCCGAACCGAATTCCCGTCCACGATAGGTGGTATCGACTCAAGAAATTTGATAAGACTAGAATGTAGTGTATTTGAAAGTTGTTTCATCGTTGATTGATACCGTTTGAGAATCTCATTTCTTCTTTTGCCTTGCTAACCACCGTCCTAAGCCAGTCAAGTTGATGTGTGGCGGCTTTGTTCAATCTCTCGATAGAATTTACAAGAAAATTCTCTCTCTTGCACGTGGCTTCAACTAGTTGTTTTAACATTGAGGCAGGACAACCGGTGTGTTTCCCTAGGTTATAAACGATGCTTTCAGATATAGCGGTATCCTGATGATACTTGGCATCCGCAAGCATCTTGCCAGTTCGAGCGATAAACACGGATAGTTCATTCCCTCTCTCGATAACCAGATCCGGGTTGTCAGGGGGAATCTCCGTGAGATAAGCGTCGATATCTTCAACCTCTCTCTCTAAATCTTCTATAGGTGTAATATTCATGCTGTTTGTTTTAAATCCCCGAACATTTCCCAGTACTTGAAAGCAAGATCGAAACATTTAGCTTGACCGGATTTCCATAGTTTATCTCCCCGTTTAATTTTAACGGTAAATACTTTAAAATTTGTCTTGGAAATTCCAATCAACACGTCTTGAGTAGATCCGGATATGTTCATGTAAAAAAATCTTTGCCTGTCGTAATCGAAGAAAGTAACGGCATCCTCGAATTGCTTTTGTGTAGTCGCGGAGGTACTTTTTATATCACCGCCCCAGCCGAGTGATGGCATCCACAAGTCCCATTTACACCTCACGGGGAGGAAGAATCCAATATCATAGTCAAATAACTGTCTATGGTTAATCATTATCTTTTGTGGTTCAGAAAGAGATAAGATCCCTTTTGCCATTTTATCCCTGAAAAACGATTTCTTCATTTCCTCTGCTTTAAGAAAATCATCCTCTGTCAAGGCGTCATCCCCGCAAGTGTAATTAAAGTAATTCACTTTCTGTGGTTCGGTGATCATGTGGTCTATCAGGTTTCCAAACTTGAATGATTCTGTTGGGTCTCGTTCAAAGGTACCGTAAAGGTCTTGCTTTAATTTGGACAGGTCAGAGTTGGATACCTCTAGCCTGTCATAATACTCGTCTTTCATTTTGCTGAAATTACTTCTACATATTTTAAAGTGTTAGAGTCAATAATCTCGGCGTTCTTGTTCGCGGCATCCTCGCAGAATTTCTTCATCTGGGCGATGGTCTTTTTCTCGATTTTCTCGTTGGGTAAATTCTTACCTTCTCTTTCGAACCAAAACATGAATATTTGACCGTAACCAGCGGGGTTGAGGACTTCAATTTTTAACTCTTTCTTGACGTTCGCCATTGGAACTTGGTAATCTTGATCGAACAAAGTTTGAAGTGTCGCACCTGTTTTCTCTGCCTCTATGTTAGCGGTGGACTTTTCTGAAAATTTTAAAAGTTCTTGCTTTCTTTTTTCAGCTTCTTTCACTGCCCTTTCTTCGGCTTCTTTTTTCAACCTCTCTTTTTCGGCAGCGTTAGCCTCCGCTATTTTGATTAATTCTTGTTTCTTGGATTCAACTCTATCTAGATAGTATTGAATCTTTTCCGAAACGGATTGCTTGAAGATTTGCTCGTTGTTGGCTATCTCGCCGGGGGCAACAGAATCGTAAATACCATTAATATCCTCTTTAGTTAGGAATTTAACTGGCGGATAAACTTTTATTCCTCCGGAAAATGATGTATCGAAATCCTTTATTGCCTCTTTTGTTGATGAAACGTTCGTCAAGTTCATGGAATTGAAAATTTCATCTAACTTGTTGTAAACAGTTTCTAATTCTCTAGTTAGGCTGGTGGAAAACGCTTGTTTGAAAAATGCCCTTGTATCAATCTTCTCTTGTTCTATAGCTGCTTGTTTTGCTCTCTCTGCGGCTACTTTCGCTTCCTCGTCGGCAAGAAATTTAGCGAAATCGTTCCTGAATTTCACGATTTTAATAATTTTCTCTCCCGTTTTTCCAAGCTGACCTTCCATCTCCGTAAAATATTTTCTTATTTGGTCAAATGCTTGCGTGATAGGCTTGCGCCGTTCCATCATTACAGAAGACGTTTTGCTTGCCTTTTGGATGTAATTTTTACACTCTTCATCAAGTGCCCTCACGTTTGGAGTGTCCTTGATCTCGATTTTATTTATCTCGTCAATAAGTTTATCCGCTACAGCGGTCGCTTTCTCCATGGATTCTTTGTTTTGTTCCACTACACTGGAAGCGGAATTAACGATCAGCTGAAGATCGTTGTTGGTTGTTGTTAATGTTGTTTCCATGATTAAAACGGTTCATCTGGGTTATCTACTATTGTCACTCCGCCTTCTTGGTTTGCTATTTCTTCGGCAGTTGCTCGCTCTTTGTCCTCTTCTTCTTCAACAGGAACTTGATTGTAAACTGGTTCGTCAAGACCGTAATCGATCGCTTGTGCTTCTTCTTGTAGCTTCGAAAATTGCCCTAGTTTTAATTTCGGGAAAGTTTTGAAGGCATGCTTTATAACCTTCGCTTCAAGGAAGCCCGTGTCGATTTGCCCGTTGTTGCTTTTATACAAGGCATTTGAATCGCCATATACATTACCATCCTTATCTCGTTTTTGATTTTTTTTCAATGAATACCCTTTTAAACGGTCTATATCTTCTGGTAACATCCAAAAGAAATCGAAAGAACCGTCCGGTCGGGTAAGCTTTATGAAAGCCCCAATAATTGTTTTGCTTTTCCTCGGGATAGAAGCCGAGTACACGACAACTTTTTGTCCCGTTTCGGTCACTCTAGGTTGAAACTCGTCACCCTCGAAAACGACAACCGGACGATCTGCATACAATAATTGTCCGGCTTGTATTCGCAGGTCAAGCTCCCCGTAAGGACTAATCTCTATCGTTGCTCTTTTTTCCCAAACCTGTTTGTCTTTGGTTCCAACGTTTACACTATTCGGGATAACGTACAAGAGAGGTCTTGAATTATTCTCTAGCGTGAGTCCCATGTTAGCAATATCAAGCATTATCCCATAAATAGAGAAACCGTTACAACTGGATAATGCCGGGGTGGCTTGAATTATTCTTTGCAAGTTATATTTTTCTTGCTCGAAAAATAACTCCCCGTTTTCAGAATCATGAATTCTGTTGTAAAGGGATATAAAACGTTCCCTGACAATCTTGTTTTCAAGAACCTCAAGCGGTTTCATAGGTTTTAACTGGTCTATAGTCAACTTTTGTTCGTTTGAATTATTTTCCATACATTTGTGTTTGAATTAATTAATATTTGTCCCCGGCTCGCATCGAAGCGCACGACTGAATCGACCGGGGGATTAAACTGGTTAATTACTAAACGGGGTAATTGATGTCACCATCACAACCCGTCGTTAACTGTATATTTTTTACGATTCTCTATTACCATCATCCCGATAGTTAAAGAGACCCCTAATTATTTCAAAGAACCCAACCGCTGCTTTCAAGGAGGCGGTTTCTTTTTTTAGTGGCGAGAAGGGGAGTCGAACCCCTTGTAATGCGTGTGTGAATTATGGAAAGATGCTTCTCCAAGCTGTTACCCGCCGTGTGCCGGGACTTACACCCGGCTGTTTTATAAAATCTATTTCTCAAAAAACTCTTTGAAACTTTTATTCCCGTACTCTCCTCTTGTCAACTCTATCATTTCTGAAATTTTGTAACTGTCTTTCTTTTCTTTAAGCCTGTTTTTCATAAAATCACGTGTCCCGGATGAACAAGCACCAGTTATTACCCTGTAACATTTAATAGCTTCATCAACAGGAAGCGTATCATCAAGTGTCAAGTTTTCGTAATCACTCTTCCTGCGATCTGAAATCTTGTACATCAAATCCTCTTTAGCTTCTTCAAGAGTATCTCCATGCGCCCAATTGCCATTACCGTCAGTTATCAGGTATTCGATTTCTTTTCTTGCTATTTTTCTAACTTTGTACACGTTGTGTCTGTTGCTAACAACTTCTGTTAGAATTCCATCCTTACAGATGTACTTTCCATTGTCCCAATGCAAGTCAGGTGCTGGTATATTGGGAATATTTACATTTGCGCCGATGTGTTTAGTTCTATTTCTCAAGTCGAGGGAACCGCCCACCGTTGGGTTGAAGCCTTCCGGGATGGAAGTGAGGCTGATCAAGTAGAGGGAACCGCCCACCGTTGGGTTGAAGCCTTCCGGGATGGAAGTGAGGCTTCTCAAGTCGAGGGAACCGCCCACCGTTGGGTTGAAGCCTTCCGGGATGGAAGTGAGGCTGCTCAAGTAGAGGGAACCGCCCACCGTTGGGTTGAAGCCTTCCGGGATGGAAGTGAGGCTGCTCAAGTCGAGGGAACCGCCCACCGTTGGGTTGAAGCCTTCCGGGATGGAAGTGAGGCTGATCAAGTCGAGGGAACCGCCCACCGTTGGGTTGAAGCCTTCCGGGATGGAAGTGAGGCTTCTCAAGTAGAGGGAACCGCCCACCGTTGGGTTGAAGCCTTCCGGGATGGAAGTGAGGCTTCTCAAGTAGAGGGAACCGCCCACCGTTGGGTTGAAGCCTTCCGGGATGGAAGTGAGGCTGCTCAAGTCGAGGGAACCGCCCACCGTTGGGTTGAAGCCTTCCGGGATGGAAGTGAGGCTGATCAAGTCGAGGGAACCGCCCACCGTTGGGTTGAAGCCTTCCGGGATGGAAGTGAGGCTGCTCAAGTAGAGGGAACCGCCCACCGTTGGGTTGAAGCCTTCCGGGATGGAAGTGAGGCTTCTCAAGTAGAGGGAACCGCCAATTTCTTCACTACCATTAAACTGACCTTCTGTAATTCCTATTTTTTTGCAAAATTCTTTCTTATTCATATCGTTTTTATATTAAATATTAGCTATGTATGTCGCTTGCACCTTGATAACTTCTTTAAGCCTCTTGATCTCTTCTTCGAGTTTCAAGTTTTTATCACATTCTTCCATGTACCACTTCTTGAAATCCTCCGTAGATGCGTGGCGTTTGCTCCCTAAATCTGATTCTTCCATATCATTTAATTTTTAAGTGTTTCCAAATTTTCGCCCTTTCGAGTATCGCTACTTTGTCCGGGCTAACCTTACATAAATCATTGCTTGTCAGGAAATGTTTAATCTCTTCCTCTATCCCGTCCCCGTGCTCTTCTATAGCCTTCAAGCATTCGTTGCAGAAAACCAAACCGTGAATAACCTTACAATCTTCATCATCCACCAGCTCCTCGCAGAATACACACTTGTCTTGCAAGGGGAGATCGCTTGCTCCCGAGTTACCATGCCAAGGGCAATATGGATAGTCTTCAGAGCCGAAAGGGGCGTTATAACTCATATTACCTAATTTTAAAATCCATTGAATCCAGCTTCTTCCAGTCTACCTTTAACCACTTCTTGCACGTCCAAGAGGCAAGAGCGAAATTCAAAATAGCTAATGGAAGAAAAACCATTAAAGCGTGTATGTTATCTTCCGGTGTACAAGCGAATAAAGAAAAGCTAAGACCGGCGTAGAGCTTTAAAAGGGTGTTTATTAGGTTCTGTTTCATCTTTCTCTTAGGTATTTAAGTCGTAATTCGTTAAAATCGATCGTTAAAGCGTCTGCAAGGCTAATCATGCCGTCGGCATCTTTTTTTATAAGTCCCTCTTGCGCGTAAGCCCTTACCGTGTTGTGTGATACCCCCCATAGCTTGGATACAAACCTAAAACTAACGGGTATATTGGTGAACCTTTTAGCGTACACGTATCCCTCTTTTTTTAATACATTATCATCAACGGTTACTTGCATGGCTTTATCTTTTTATTCTTCAACATATTCCGTCCTTCTTGCCGTTCTCGTCCTTGCCCTTCTAGCTCGCATCATGTCGGCAGGTTGTATCAGTAATTGCATAAAAATTAACGCTATCATCGTCATCGCGCTCACCGCTCTTTTCACGTTACCGATCTTGTCATTGTCGATAGTCATGCGTTCCGGGTGTTTCACGAACATATATGCTGCTAATTCCGTGGATTTATTAAAATGGAGTTTGGCGTATATGTTGCGCAAAGTGTTTTTCACGGTAAACGGGCTAATGTTTAGCCTATCGGCAGCCTCGTCCACGGATGCGCCCCACGCGATATAATCGGCGATCTCGATTTCTCTGTTAGTTAGCGTATTCATAGTTAAATACCTTTTCCACGTTATACTGCTTGAAAATGTCACGAATGATGTCTACCTGCTCTATGGTAGATCTTACAACACCGAGCCTCTTTAATCTGAAACTCTGTTGTGTTATACCAAGAGATTTGGTAACTTTTTCTCTAACCTCTCTACGTTCTTTCGGCGAAAGTCTAGTGTAAGCCATTGAAAAAGAGTAGTCTCTTTTTGCTATTGTCGTTTCGTTATTTTCTTTGTACATTTGCATATCGTTATTACTAATTATTACAATGCAAATATATGAGTATTTACCAATATTAAAAATAAAAATACCAACAAAATTATTAGTATTTACTAATATAGATGCATTCTAAATAAAATCACAATGTCTGAAGATTTAATCATATTGAATATTAATAAATTAGTTGATGATAGCGGTTTGTCTAAAGGAAAGTTTGCGGACAAGGCGGGAATCGCTCGATCTAATTTTTCGAAAATAACTAATGGTAATTACCCATGTGGAGAAGGCGTGATTAATAAAATTGTGTTAGCTTTTGGGGTTAATAAGCACTGGTTATTGACAGGGGAGGGGGATATGTATACCCCTAAACAAGAAAACGAAGTATCCTACGGTGATTTTATCGTGATGAATGTTCCTCTTGTTGGTCAATACGCTTACGGTGGTTATTTGTGCGGGTACCAAGATGAAACCTACGTTGCCCAATTGCCTCGCATTCCTTTCGTGGTGGACCATGAAGCTCGTGGTAGATATGTTGCTTTCGAGATGCGCGGGGATTCCATGACGGATGATACCGGGAGATATATAGAGGGAGATATATTATTGTGTAGAGAAGTGCCCCAAGATTTATGGTGCCAGACAAAACTGCACATGAGGAAATGGGATTTTGTTATCGTGCACAAGGAAGGCATACTTATAAAAAGGGTTATTGGACATGACGTGGAGAATCACAGGTTGACACTTCATTCTCTTAATCCCCTGTATTCGGATCGAGTTATAGACCTCGCTGATGTGCGGCAAATATTTAACGTGGTAAAATTGCAAAGGGGAATGCAGATATGACACAGCAAGATCGCCTACAACAAGTCCGAAGGTTAATGGAATTAACACAATCCGAGATGGCTTTCCATATAGGAGTTACACAAGGCGCGTATTCTCCGTACGAGAAAAGCAGGGATATCCCATCGAAATATTATCCCATGCTCCAAAAAATTGGAGTGAACACGAACTGGATTGCCACGGGGGAGGGGGAGCCTATAGATCAAGAGGCTTACTTGCAGTTTAAAAAGTTCCGGGAAAATTCGGAAGTATCGGTTGTGGATGTTCGGGTATCTCCTAACGTGGTATTGCCTTTTTTGCAGTTTAGTTTCCGGCAGGCTTTTACAAGGGGAGATAGAATCAAGGAAAAGGCGATAATCGTGAGGGAGGATGACGTGGATTACAAGGGGGCAATAGTGGTTGAAGCTGGAAACGAGAAAATGGAACCAACAACACTACCGGGGGAAAAATTACTTTGTATGCCGGCGGGTAATATAAATTACGTCACGGGGGTTGTGCTTGTCGTGTTGGATAACATCGTATTAATAAGACGAATCAGGTCTAATGGAGTGGGAAATGATGTTGTTGTTTTAGAGTCTGATAGTGGAGGGGAAACTATTTCCGTTCGCAAGGTAGATATATTAAATATGTATAAGGTCGTGATGTCTGTTGGCAGACCTATTTCTTGAACATATAAAACTTACAATTTGTAATCAAAACGTGTGTTTTTGCTTATAGATTGTATAAAGGGAATTGCTTACAAATTGTAAGTTTTTGTCGTTATTTTAGTTATAATCTTGATTTTTGAAGTACGGGTGATTTGCCAGCATTTCGGCATTCTCTTCCTCTGTAATTTTTATATATTTCATGAACGCTTGTTCTGTTTTGTGTCCCGTGATTTTCATTATCGAGATAGCGGGGATGCCTGCTTTGTATAAGTTCGTCGCACCCGACCTTCTCGCTGTATGTGTTGTCACGATCTCGTATTTTTTAAACGTCATTCGCTCTTTCTTGCCGCCTTTGCTTTTGGTTATCTCGACAAGATCATCTATGCCCGCCATCATGCAGATGTCTTTTATGTGTTCGTTTATTTTTTGGTCACTAATCTTTGTTGTAATATCAAATCCAGAATCCAAAATCTCCCTAAGCATGGCTGAAATAGGAATAATTACGGGAGCCTCTGTTTTTCGTGTAGCGATATTTATAAAATTCTTTCCTATGTTTACCTTGTTTAATTTGTTAAAATCTCCGACTCTTAAAGCGGTGCAGCATCCTGTTAAAAATTTATTCTTTACAATAATGCACGATTCGAGTTTGTTTTGCAAATTCCCCTTGTTTTTGTCGATGTCAGGGAAATATTTTTTCAGTAATTCTTCTGTTATTTTCAACTTGTGAATTTTCCATAGCTCGTCATCATTTAGATATATAGAGTCTGCTGTTTCCCACGCGACGACAAACTTTTTGTTGTTTATCGTGTCAAAATCGTGCAAGTTGTCGATGTCTTTTGCCTCGTTAAATACAGACTTCACGCATTTCACGACAGAAGCGAAATAATTTTTTGAATATCCTTTTTCGTTCATGTCTTTTTTTAACGTATTGTAAAATTCAATGTCTATGTCGCTGAATTTTAATTTTACTTTATGCTTATCCTCGTACGTGATTAGCTTTTTTTTTGCGGTGTTGTATTGTTTTATAGTATCGACTGAATATTCCCCGGAATATCTATCTATAAAAGTTTGAATGAAATCCACGAAATATACTTCTTGGTCTTCTTCAACTTCTATTCCCTTGCTTTTGTTTTCCAGGAAGTCTACTTCTTTCCAAAAATCTTCCTCGGCAGGAATATTTTTGCCTATTGTGAAGTTGTCACAAGCTGCCTCGCAAAATTTTTTAATATCCTTTAATCTCGTGTTTACAGCTTTCCCGTGCGGGTATTCTCGTTTCTCGCTGCAATTTTTCCCGCCGCCAAGCCAATATGCTGGATCTACGGATTCACCAGAGCTTCGTTTAAATCTTTTACCTTTAAATCGAACTATTGTGTCGATCGAAGAAATTTTCTTATTTTTGTTTGACAAAGAAAATGAAACACCCATGAAGATAAATATTAAAAGGAACGTTTTTAGGAACGCAAAGTTGACCAAATGTGGTCAAATATCAAAGTTTTTGAAACAAATATTTTTATTTTGGTCAGTAAATAATAATGTTGACCAATACTGGTCAATTAGTATAGTCTTGTCTTGGGCACAGTTAATGAAATAGAAACATTGAAACCGTTGCAAATGCAGCGGTTTCAATGTTTTAATGTAACGGTTTTCTCTTGTTTATTTCATAAAAAAGTCCAACATTTGTTCCAACACTATTTTAGGATATAATTTATGGAAGTTAGTTTTTCTCTTGATAATCCGAAACGGGAAGTTTCTACGATTCGAGGTTTTATCCGTTATGCGGGAAAACGGTATTCTTATCCTTCGGGTGAAAGTGTCCGGGTCGTTTGTTTCCAGAAAGGGAAGTGTAAAAATTGTGCAGAGGCAGGGGCTGTCAATAACAAGTTGGTAGCGATAGAAATTGCAATGAAGAACGCAATTTTATTTTATAAGCAAGATTTTAAGATTCCCGAAGAGAAGGATTTCCGGAAAAAAGTTGAACAATTTTTACAAGGAAATAACGCTATTGAAATAAAACGTAAGAGTCAGGAGTTGTTGCCTTACATTGAGGGATACATTGAAGAATGTGATAAATCGGATGAAACAAAGAAAAGTTATAAAACGTGTTTGAATAAACTTCGACAATACGAGAGTATTAAGAATAAAACACTAACATTTGATGATATTACATTGAAATTTGCCGAAGGATTTAGATCGTGGTTGTTGAGTGACGAACATTCTCGAAATTATATAGGCACGTTGTTCAAAAATTTAAAAACGTTTATGAAACACGCTCGTAAGACGGATAAGTTACATAATAATGCCGATTACGAGGAGTTTAAGGTTGAATCCGAGGTCGCTGATACGATTGCGCTTAGTGAAATGGAATTATTACAACTTCATAGGCTGGTGATAGATGAAGATTTGGTGAAGCGGGCTAGTAATGATGGACGATTGCATAATATTCGTGCCAGGATGCAGGCTTGGGATAATGTGCGAAAGAAGTTTTTAATCGGAGCATTTACCGCCATGCGAGTATCGGATTTTAATCGAATTCAGAATTATAATATACAAGATGGAATTATAACGATATTGCCTAAAAAAGGCTCTTCTATTCGAAAACCGGAGCTCGTGAAAATACCAATGCATCCTGTAATTCAGGAAATTTTTGCATCGGGGTTCGATTTAAGTTGCAAGATTAGTGAGCAGTATTTGAATAAGCAGATAAAGGTGTTGTGTCGGCTAGCTGGAATTGTGGGTGATACAATCGTTTACCGCACGGAGGGAGGTGTGTTGAAGGAGTTTATAAAGCAGAGATGGGAACTCGTTTCGACGCATACCGCACGACGTTCCGGAGCCACGAATTTTTACAAGCAAGGGTTCCCCAAGCGTTCGATTATGTTGTTGACAGGACACAAGTCCGAGAAGCAATTTGATGCGTATGTGAAATTATCAGCGGAGGAAAATGCTAAGGCTTTGATGGATGGAGATTATTTTAAGAAAGACGCCGATACGTCAATGGAATGGATGTTGATTCAGATTGAAAAGGAAAATTCTCAAGAGAACGTTTAAACGCTCTCTTTTTTTATCTATGAAGAAAATATTTATACAAAATAGTTTGTTAGTTACAAACTATTTTGTATATTTGTAATGTCAATATCGCGGGTGACGCCGCTTAAAATTAAGTTCTATGACAAGCTTGTTAGAAGCTATCCAAGTGATAGCAGAGCAGAACCCGGGAGGGTTCACGGTTGACCTTACAACCTTAAAAAAGGTCACGCGAGGTATTTCAGTTGCCTATCTTGAAACTCAAGACAGTTTTGGAGATGAAGGACTGAAAAGAGTTCTTGAACATGCTGAAAAGCACGAAAAAACAGTAGGAGGGTGGTTGAACGAGGATGACGGGTACTTCTACTACGATTCTGTGAAAATCTACTTCGACCGGGAAGAAGCGATTCGAGCCGGGAGAGAGAACAAGCAGATCGCAATTTTCGACATCGGCAATCTTGAACTAATCAAGTTGTGAACCGGAGAGGCGTAAGCCTCTCCACTTTAAAAAAAATTGACTATGAAAAACATTGAATTATTACCAATCTCGGAGGAGGCGAAAAAGAGATTAAACGAGTTCGCTACACAGTATAAACGTTACGCGAGGGTGATCGTCGAGGTCGTTTCTTTTAACGAGGGGCGGTTGATCGTGCGTGTCGAGCAGAAAGAATTAGTGAACGGGAAAATGCTTACCAAGAAAGAATTGGTGGATCGTGTCCGGAAAATGTTTGAAGGGGAAATACCAACGGATTGGAAGTTGACCGTTTCTGCCGTGGACTTTGATCGAAAGGATATAGAGGGAATAAATGCGGACTGGATCAAGAGCCGGATGAATAGATTAATGCTCAAGGCAAAGCATATTTGCACGCACACGGGGATAGATAAGTCTACGTTATCGCAGATTCTTAGCGAGGAAAAGCCGCTAACGAAGTGGCACAAGATTGCTTTGTATTATTTCTTTAAATATTACGAGGTTGCCAATTTCGAGGGAAATAAATGTTAATTTCCTTCCAGTTTATAATGTAGGGGTTTATCTTTGCCTTTGCCAAGATAGTAATGCGATTGCCATGTGTATAGAAAAAATACGACAGGGAGGTTTTCTCGTGCGTGGAAATTGCATATCTTGGCAGATAGAGAGGAATCCCTGTCATTTTTATACCTAAATTATGGATGCGAAGTTAGTTCTGTTACGGAGGTTGCGCAATATGCAGCGGCATAAAGTAATAGAAAAATTTCTAAAAATGACTGTGTTACAGCTTGTTGGTGTTTTGTTGGGTGAAATTGATGCGAAAAATGACGCATACGATTTTATCGTCAACAAGGGATTGGTAGCCGAATTTGAAGAATTTTGTAACCGGGGATGATGGTGTTGTATAATTTGGTATGAGAAGAAAGAGCCGGAGAAATCCGACTCTAATTTTAGGTGTTTATTTTTTCTTCACGTAGGTCTTTTTCCCATTTTTGTTAATGTAGTATTTGCCGCCTCGCGGTCCCGTGTGGATAACTCTGCTTGAGTTGTCAGATTTGTAAGAGGGAGAGGTCGTTTGTGGCATGGTTGCTGGAGTATTTGTTGTACTCGTTACTGTAACTCCTAAGATTTTGTCAATTTTTTCAAATAGTGCTTTGAGATTTGTTACTTCAATCTTGAAATCATTAATAATTTTGGTTTGAGAAGTTATGACTTTAGTTAAAGAATCAACTTGATGTTTTAATTTCGTGTTTTCTACTTGTAATTCTTTTTTGGTTTGCGAGAAAGAATTGCAACAAATGAATGTGCAAATGAATAATGTAAATAGTATTTTCATGATCCCCCAAATAAATTAGTGATTTTTTCCTTTTATGATGTAATAATTTATTAGATGAATTTTAACGTGATTATTGCGTTATATAGTTGATCTTTTTGTTTGGAATTAGGGTCGTAAATTTATGCATGAAATTCCAAGAAAGTTGACGTGGACTTCCTTTCATGCCTTGGTAAGATATTTTATTCCATGATGATTTTCCCGTTACGCCGCCAATCGTAATTTCTATATTCATAATGAATTTCCCAGTAATTCTAATCGTAATTGTATCAGATTTTTCAGAAATGACAAACATTAACTTATTGTCAGTAGATTCAATTCCATGTGTGCCTGTTGTAATAAAATACGCAGAACTGTCAATTTTTTCAGGTTCTATTCCTTCTTGTAATAATACTTTTACGATTTCATTTAATGCTTCTTTAGGAGTTTTGTAGCTTGTGATGAGTTCTATTGTGTTTGTTTTTTTAGGTATTTCTGATTTTTTGTTTTTCTTGTTTTGGCAAAATCCTGAGCATGTAACTAGCGTCACAATGCATAAAATCAATAATGTTTTCATGATCCCCTTTTTAATTTAACGAATTGGTTTATAAACGGTATATTTAACTTTGTACATTCTGCGTATTTCGTCTGTGTCTTTCGAGAGGGTAATTTTTCCGCCTTGCTCGTTGTCAGACCATAATACTAATTTCCCATTAATTAAATCGTTGTCTTTTATTCGTTTGATGACAACCATGTTGCCGAAAGCAACCACGACAACGCCTGTCGTGAAACGCCAATTGCTTGGGTCGATTACTTCGCATAGGACTTGTTCTCCGGATACAAGGGTCGGTTCCATGCTATCCCCGTCCACCTCGAATATTCTTGCTTTGTTGTAATTTATGCCGGGACGTTTCTGTATCCTGACAATTTCAATTTCTTTTACGTTGGTGTCTAAAAAGCTTTCTGCGAAAGTTGCCCGGGCGTGTAATGGCACAAATGGAACGTCGATCCATTCATCATTCATTATTACCGGGTGGACGTTGGTGACATCCTCGGTTGATGTAATGTTTTTGAAAATACTGTCCCCTTCCCCGAAAAGGAGCCATTTTTCATTTATTTCAAACGCCTCGATGAATTTCTTGGCGAAATGTGGTGCTAGTTTTGTTTTTCCTCGTCTTATTTCAGACACGAGGGAAACGGATGCGCCGATTTTTGTCGCAATTTCAGAATAGGGTATACCTTGTAATTTTAGATGTTCTAAAGCAATAATGAAACGATCCGTGACATCGGCTTTTTGGTATATCTCTTTGTTGAACATTTTTCCCGCACCGGATTCTATCCAGTCTTTTGAAACTCCCATGTCTTTAGAGAGTGCTTCTGTAAGAATATCGTTCCCTTTTGTTGGTTCAAGAAACATTTCGCCTATTCCTGTTTCGAGCCATGCAGGATTTACAGAAAATGTTTCGCATATGGCGTTCTGATTGCGAGGAGTTAATCCTGTTAATCTCATTTCTATTGAAGCATATCCGCTCCGACTAATTCCGATTACAGAAGCTAATTGGGCTTGTGTAAGATTTAGTGTTTTGCGCAATAATTTTAGTCTATCAGAAATATCCATGCTATAACAAATATCTATAATGACTAAATTAATCAATTCAAATTTGGAAAATGATTATTTTAGTCAATATCTTTGTAAAAACAATCAAAACAAAATCAAACGTATCGTTTGCAGTAGCAAACATACAAATAAAAGTTAAGTGGAAATTCCAATGTAATTGACCCCTAGAATCCAACTTAAATTGCCCCCCTGTAAATTTTTCCCAGAAACGGCTAAATTATCTCGTTGTACGCGCGCATAAAATTCTACCGGTATGCCATTATTATTATTAAATTTTATTCACAAATATAGTAATTTTATCTTTTAGCTTGCAATTTTCTAATAGAGTCCCCGTGTAATTCAATTCGAATAGCCTGGTGAACAATCCTATCCAGGACGGCATCTGCAATAGTTTTTTCCCCGATAATATCGTACCAGTCTTTCACGGGGACTTGTGAAGTGATAAGCGTTGATTTTTTCCCGTGCCGGTCTTCCACGATATCCATTAAATTCATTCTTCCCCCGGCATCAAAAGGTTGTATCCCGAAATCATCCAACACCAGTAAGTCCGCCCGTTCTATTTTTTTTAGTTCTTGTAAAATTGTACCTTTCGCTTTAGCCATTTTCAACAGGCCCATTAACCTGGCCGTGTTAGCGTAAAGTACTTTCATCCCTTTCTGGCAAGCTCTATATCCTAGCGCCGTGGCTATGTAGCTTTTTCCCGTTCCCGAGCTGCCCGTGATGAACAAGTCCCTGGATTCCTTGACGAAAGATAATTCCGCGAGCCTTTCTAGCAGGTTGCGCTCGAGCCCTCGTTCCAGGGAATAATCCACTTCTTCCAGGGATGCCTTGTAACGAAAAGAAGCTTGCTTGATCAATCTTTCTATCATCCGGTTACAACGGTCGTCCCACTCGTTGGAAACCAGCCACGCCACGAATTGGTCGGTTGTCATCGATTCCGTTTTGAAACTCTCCATGCTTGTTTTAAAAGCGTTATACATGCCTAGGAGGCGCATCTGGCGCATCTTGTCCAGCGTTTCTTGATTCATTTCCATTTTTCTCGTGATATTTAGTTATAATATTCTTTTCCCCTTATGTTCTCGTGCGAGGGCATGTCCGATCGCTTGTTATCATCCTCGTTTTCTTCCAGGGGTAATTCATCTTGCCTGTTTTTCAGTATTTCTTCTATGGCCGGGTAATTGTACAATCCATGGCTGGAAGCCCACCGGCAAGCGTTAACCAGTCTCTTCTCGCCCACTCGTGAAGCGAAATTCAGAATCCCGCGACAGGACTTGCAAGCTTGTTCCGGGTGAACTTTCACCTCGATCACGTGACGAATGTAATCTTCCACGTCCGGGTGCATGGAGGCGGCTTCCGAGAGGTACTTTCCCGGGTTCCAGTCCACCGGGACCCGTTGGCTGGGGGCCAGGTGATCCACGTCATGGGTGTAGCCATACGGCTTGTATCCCCTTTGATGAACCGCGACTTTCTCGTATTTTAGATAGATCTCCACTTTCTCGCTATTATACAGGATGTTCACCTTTTTCCCGATATGGCGGTACGGCACGCTATAATAATGACTTTCCAGTCGCACGTAACCGTTCCTTTGCACGGTTGCCACGTGACGTCGCTTGAGTTCAAAACGGATCGGGTTTAGCGATCCCATGCAATCTCGCTCTATTTCCTCGTATTGTTCACGACGGCTATAACTTCGCCCGGTTAACAGGCTATTGTTGTGTAACTCGAGTGCCACGCGGATCGCGGCATTGAGAGATTCCAGGTCATGAAACACGCGGCCTTCAAGACGAGTGTAAATACCCCGGTAAACGAGCTTGACCGCTCCCTCCACGAGTGCCTTGTCCCTTGGCTTACGCACCCTGGCGGGAATGACAACACACCCGTAATGCTCGGCAAAAGCCGCGAAATCCTCGTTCAATTCTGCCTCGTAACGACTCGGCTTGTTCACGGCTGATTTCAAATTGTCCGGAACGATGACCGCCGGGGTTCCCCCGTAAAAAAGCAAGGCGGACTCGCAAGCGTGAATCAAATCTTCCTTGCGCTGGCTCATCACCGCCTCCACGTAAGTTAGCTGGCTACACGGGAGGATGGACACGAACACTTCCACGGGTATCGTTTGACCAGTGTCGCGATCCACTAGCGCGAGCTTGTCCCCGGCGTAATCAATGAACATCTTGTCTCCCGCCTTGTGTTCCAGGTGGGCAACCGGGTGAGATAATGCCAGGTAAGCTTGAAAATAATTACAAAAACGACTCCGGGCGTAACCGTCAGGATGACTGGAGCGGTATTCCTGGAATAGTTGCTGGCGAGTTACTCCTTTCTTTTTTAGGCGTTTAGCATAGCCAGGGAGGAGCGTTTGCAATTCCTTGTAACGGGCGGGCGGTTCTTCCGACGACTTGTCTTTCTCCTGGAACAGGCTACAAAGAGAAGAATCATCCATGGAAAGAATTGCTTCAAGTGACAAGCCGCTCTTTTGATAAACCTGTAAATACTTCTTGACCGTGTTGCGGGACATGTTTAACATGCTACTGATACTCCTTGTTCCGCTACCAGAGGCATAACATCGTAATACTTGACGAATTTTGTTCATGCTTATTGCTTTATTGGGCATATATCTGTTTTTTTATTTATTTAACAGATAAGGTAGTATTCTCGCGCGTGTAAAACAAATATTTGATCATTTTCTGGGATCATTTTCCCTGGGATTAACCGGGTCAATTTCCCGTGGATTTAAGGGATCTATTTATATTGGAAAAGATGGGGCAAATTAGTGCGGATTTTCCAGTCACAGACGAAAGATGATCTAGGAACCAAAAACAAGACGGTATCCGGGTATGAATATAGTTTTAGTGTTGATGCCGTGGTTGAGTTGACAGAAGAAGGGGAACAAGCTTCCCGTATCGGGCGTGATGAAGCGGTTGAAATGACACTGTTGGGAGAGCCGATCGACTTCGTGTATTCCATTAAAGGCGGTAAATCTTACAAGGGTAAAGCGATTATTTCGGCTTTTTCCGAGAAGTCCGATTCCGAGAATGAAGCCACGATCTCGTTGACGTTGCAAGGTGTTTCAAAATTAACCCCGGTAGAACCAGCTGTATGAAAAACAATTATTTGTTAGTGGGAGGTAAAAAGGTTCGTGTTGAAATGAACTGGAATGCCATGATGTCTTTCTGTGACGAGAAAGGTATAGATGATCTTTCTAAAATAGGGGATGCCGGGAGGTTGACAACCCGAGATTTGCTGGCAATCATGCATGCGGCGATAAAAGAAGGAGAGCGAATGGACGGGAATAGTTTTGATTTCACGAAAGAGCAATTGTCAGAGCGTCTTCGCCCGGCGGATATTTCCCGGTTCATGGAGATATATAAAGAACAGTGCGGGGTAGGAGAGGGAGCTGGTAATGGAGAAGGTGGAGAGGTAAAAAAAAAGAGTGTATTCCGGCGACTTATTTCAAAGGGATAGCGATCGGGCAGATGAACATGAAGGTGGTGGAGTTCGAGGAAATGCGATTAGGTGATTTCTTTCTAAAACTTCACTACTTCATGAAAGCTAAAGAGGAAAAGGCGATCCTTGCTTCTAATTTGGTGCGTTTGCAGACAATGGAGTTGTTGAACGTGCAAATAGAACCCAAACACCGGATAAAAAATCCTCTTGAATTATGGCGTTTCCCCTGGGAAACAGAGGAGGAAATCGGAATAGAAATTCCTGATTTGCAAAACGAGAGTGTGAAGCAAGATTTAAAAGATTTGTATAAAGTATGGCAAAAGGAGGATTGAATTTAAAGGCGCTTTTCACGGCAGACACTAAAGGCGTGAAGAAAGGGGCAAAGGAGGCGCAAGAAGCTATTTCCAATTTCGAGGGAAAAGCTTCCGGGGTGTTGGATGAATTTACTTCTTTGTTTGGTACTTCAATGGGACAAATTGGCGAGGGCATGAAGACTTTCAAGGGTGGTTTGTTGTTGATGGAAAAAGGAATGAAAGGTTCTACCGAGGGGGCGGGGAGATTTGCCCAATCTTTAAAATTATTAAAAGTCGCATTGATTTCGACAGGAATCGGGGCTATTGTTGTGGCATTGGGGTCGTTGATTGCTTATTTCACGAAGACGCAAGCTGGAGCAGATAAACTTCGTCAATACCTTCAATCCTTGAAAACAGTATTGCAGGTTTTAGGGGATACCGTGGCAGCTTTGGGGGGAAAGATATTTGACGCTTTTTCTAACCCGAAACAGGCGATAAAGGATTTGTGGGAGTTTATCAAATCGCAATTCCTGAATCGTCTAATGGGAACGGTTGATGTGGTTAAATATTTTGCAAAATCTGTTTATACTGCCATAACGTTTGATAAAAAAGGGTTTATAGAAGATACAAAGGCGTTGGCAACAGCATTTACGCAAGTGTTGACCGGATTTGATAGAGACCAACAAAATAGCATTTCAAATTCAGTCAAAGGATATATGGAGAAGCTTGGTATTACTTTGGAACAAGCTCAAGCGCTCGAAAAACGTCGGCAGATACTCGAAAAACAAAGAATCGCTTTTATAAAGGAGGAGGCTGATTTACAAAATAGATTGGCTGATCTACGATTAAAAACAGAGGATAAGGAAAAATATTCGGCAATGCAGCGTTACCTGTTCAACCAAAAGGCTATGGCAGTACTTGATGTCCTCGGACAGAAAAGAAATGCTTTAGCAAAAGAAGAGTATAATATAATGGTCGAGCAAAATGCCCTTGCGGAAAATATGAACAAAGACTACGAGGAAGAAAACAATCTTTACAAAGCGATGGTGGAAACGCAAACGCAAATTCTGTCGCAAAAGAAAGAAATGGTTGCCAAAAATAAGGAGTTAATCACGCAGGCTAAGACTCTTGATTACGCTATTGTGAAGAATTTGGAGAAAAACCAACAGCAGGCGAAGAAAGATGGAAAACAAAAGATTATTCCACTTACCTACAAGATAGAATTAGCCCACGTTGATACAGGAGAACTTAAGGATATTGTAACTGATTATACCGCATTTGATAAAGAGATTATCGATATTTCAGAATCGATAAAAAATTCTTTTCAAAGTATTGCGGTTGGATTTGGAGAAAGTATTGGCGCATTGATTGCGGGTACGGGGAGTTTGAAAAGTTTTACTTCAATGATTGCGGGAGTATTTGCAGATATGGCAATACAGGTAGGGAAAATTGCTATACAATTAGGTTTAGCGATGATTGCGATAGAGTCTAGTTTGAGTTTTGGAAATCCTTTTGCTGCTATTGCTGCGGGTATTGCTTTAGTTGCTCTTGGTTCTGCTGTAAAAGCTTCTCTTAGTAAAGTTGCATCTGGTGGGGGAACTTCGGGTAGTTCTTCTAGTTACTCAAATTCTTTAGATGTGCGGACAAATCGGAATGAGGAAAGAAGTTCAAGAGAAGTTAATTTGAACGTGTCCGGTGAATTTAAATTGCAGGGGAACATTCTCGTGGCTGCAATAAACAAGGAAAACAGACGTAAAAATTTAACTACATAATGACATACAATACTAGATACATATTACGGTTTAATTCCGAGAAGTATAATTATGATTACAAAATCCTTGTAAAAGAGAAAGACTATACCGGGGAAGCTGAAAGCAAGGCTCTCGGTAGTGCACCTGTACTTCGGCGTGATGATTCGGATTCGGGAATCTCGGGAACATCTTTGGAATTGGTAATCCAAGCGGACGTGGATGGGGAGTTGACATCTCTGTACACGGTAGATAACAAGAGATTTTTGGTGGAGTTATACAGAAATGAGGCGTTGACCTGGTGTGGATACGTCCTTCCCGAGAAGTATTCAGAACCGTATATAGCGATCCCCTACGATGTTAGCGTTACAGCTTCTGACGGGTTGGGCATTTTGAAAGATATTGATTTCGGGTTGACTGGCGAGAAGACCTTGTTCGATATTATAAAGTATTGTTGCGACCAGACATCTCTTCCCCTTGATTTTGAATTCGTGTCCTCCCTGTTGGAAACGGGCATGAACAGTAGTAACGTGATGCACGTGCAAGCTAAACTTGACGCTTCTATTTTCTCGGGTAAAACTTGTTACGAGGTACTTGAATCTTGCATGACAAGTTTGGATTCGTTTATCACGCAAAGCGAAAACAGGTGGCTCGTGGCGAAATACACGGATTTGGATAAAAAAAGCTTGATTTATACCAATGCCGGGGTAAAGAAGAGCGAGCGGCTGCTAGATGTCGGAATTTTAGGAACAACCGGGAATAATTTTTACCCGATCGGGAACCTGGAAAAAGAGATATTGCCGGCTTATAAAAGTACTAAACTATCACACGATTACGGGAAAAAACCTTCTTTCCTTGCTAACTTCGATTTCTCTAGCGAATTAAGCAACTGGGAATACACCCCGACACAGCATCCTACGCGGGTTCGGCACGCTTATTACGATGGCGGGGGATTCGTTCGGATTCTAGGACGGTCCGCGAATGGTGGCACCGCTGAAGAACCGAGTTATATACGACAGGTAGTGAACGTGGAGAAAACGGATAAATCGCTAACGTTTATAATCTCTCACGCGATGGGAATGGGTTTCCCGGAGGGTAACGGAGAATTTAATGTTAAAATAAAACTTGTCGGGAGTACAAAGACTTATTACCTTACGAAATCGGGTTGGAGAACCACGGAGGACAGTATTGTCGTGTCATCACAATACCAGGGACAACATATAATGGATGAAACAGACATGACCCGGGTGGACAGTTACACGGAATTCAAGATATTGTCAAACGGGTTTCCGGAAACCGGAAACTTGACGATTCAAATTGAAAACCCGGTTGTGACAACGGATTTCAGGCTTTATATAAATAAAGTGATAGTCACGAATGATTTGCCGACAGGGATAGATGTTGACGTGAACTTGAATTCTAACGCTTCGACTTCTTACGATACCGTGGAGATCGCTTTCGGGGATACGCCTGTCGTCGCTAATGCCAAGAAATTGTTTAGTGGTATTCTTTGGAGTAATAATGGTTTTACTCAAGCATGGACAAACGGGAATAAAACAGATTCTTTCTTGTACACTATATTAAAGTGCTTGTGTAGCCGGATAGGTTTTCCCCGGCAACAACTTTCCGGCACGATTCAAGGAGAGAATTTGCAAACGTTTCTTTTAACGAGGGATAAATACAGCAATCTGTTATTCCACGTTAAGGAATCCTCGTTAAACTTGTTAACCGACGAGATGGATTGTACCTTGGAACAATTTATGCCTTACAGCGAATTATCCGGGGAAACGACAGAATCTGCTAGAACGACAGGAAACAGTAGCGAATACCGTAGTAGTGGAGAAAACGAGGTACGTGTTTACCAGAGCGGATCGGGTGTACCGATGCGAATTAAAGACCTTTCACCAACCGAACTGCAACCGGATAGCGTTATAGAGGTCGATCGCAACAACGTTCCCAAGTCCGGTAAAGCAACTTTGCAGAAACTATTGGAATTTCTCTTAACGACCGGGGACGTGTGGACGAAAGAAGAGTTACGGGTTGTCGAGGGTTATATTTTGTACCTTGGCGAGAAGATCAAGGCGGGGGATTCGGATTTGTGGGAAGGCAATCATTTTGCTGACTATTTGAATCAAGCCGTTAAGACGGATTCGGATGTACGTTTTAATAGTTTAACCTCCACTGAATTCGAGAGCAAGATAAAGGGCTGGATAATCGATGCGTTGGGAGATGCGGAGTTCCGGAAGTTAATTTTACGGGAGGGTTTTAAGACGGCTGATTTTATTCCCGGAGTTCTTGGTTCTGGCACGGGCATGGTCGGGACGGAAGACTTCACGACTGGGAAATTAACTGTTCGGAATTACATGGAAGTAATGGCACTTGCCGTGGCACAAGTGTTTTGGCGTGGGGGACGGGACGTGCATTCTCCTTCTGGGATGAAGGTAAATAAGGTCGAGGAATACCCCGATTACTGGCGTTGCTACATGGATACATCCGAGGGACAGGTTAACACTTGCACGATAGGGGCGCAAATGCGGTGTGACAATTACGGGGACAACAAAAAGAAATATTACTGGAACCTTGTTACGGGCGTCGGAGAGGATTACATCGACTTGTCGAAGACAGACCGAGATGGGGTTGATATTCCCGAGGTAGGTGATGAACTGGCGCAGTTCGGGCACAGGACAGACCCGAATCTCTCTTGGATTCTTGTTATTTCCTCGATAATGGAGGATGCCGGGATGACGATGTACGCCGGGGTGAATGGTTATACACTATCCAAGAAATGGGCGATACGAGTGGGGAAAGACCCGGACGGGGATAACCGGATTGGGGTGTTTACCAAGAACGGGGAGATGAGTGATGTTATAGAGGGGTTAGAGGGGAAGGTTCAGGATGCCACGGATAAGATAGATAATCTCCAAATCGGGGGAACAAACTTGCTAAACGGAACAGATTATACTATAAACAAGGAATCTTGGGATGCGTTGCCAACCGTGCAGGAAGAGAACGGGATTAAATTCGTTCGATATGGTTACAATTGGGGGTTTAAACAGATAGTTGAAGGTTTAAAGAATGGTAAGGAATATACAATTTCCGGGTTGTTTAGAGCGAGTGTAGCTGGAGTCGATGCACGATTTTCTTTTAGCGATGTACAAAACGTGTACATTAATGGCATTACAAGCGATTGGGAACGACGTAGCATAACATTCACGTACACAGGAAACAATGTATCTCAACTAATGTATATCTTAAAAAGAGATAATAGTGGAGATACAATAGATTTCGCTAACCTACAAATAGAGGAAGGTAACAAGGCGACCGCATGGAAATACTCGCAGGAAGATCAGGAGTCGATCGCTAAAGAGCAGGGATTAATAGGAGGACAAGAGGCGGTAGATGGTCTGCAAATCGGGGGAACAAACCTTATAGACCAATTTAATGCAGATGGCACAATCGCATGGTTTCCATCGGATAGCACGGCAAAAGTTAGTGTAAACAACGGGATAATCCGCGGGGAATACGTTGGAATAGCGGACGCGCATTACCCTAGAGTGTGCAACAAGAGCGTGCGAAAAATTGTACTGGATCTGGAATCCGAATACACGGTGTCTTTCAAGATTAGATCTAATAAAAAAGCTAAAGTCGGTTATAGTATATCCGATGGTAATAGCAGCAATAGAGTAATGCCGCAAGTCAACACGCCAGAGTTATCCGAAAATTTTATCGAGGTAAAGAACACGTTCAAACCGCTAAAACAAATCACGCCTAGCAATATATTTTACATATACATTACATTGGATTTTGGTGTCGGCAAAACAGCATGGATAGAGGTAAAAGACGTAAAAATAGAGAAAGGTAACAAGGCGACGGATTTCTCCTACTCGCAATCGGATAACGAGGTGCTGGCACAAGCGATAGCCAAAGCGGAGGCGGAGTTAGCGGAAACGAAGGCTAACGCTTACGCAGACGGGATAGTGACGGAAGCAGAGCAAAACGCTATTAACGAGGCGGAGGCAAAGGCGATAGCGTCGAATATAAACATTCTTAATGCCGAGAAAGCGGATATAGATAATGCTTACACGCCGTTGTATAATAGTCCTTATTTGTTATCCGGCACTACGGCGGCAAATAATTTATTCAATGCCAAAACAACGTACAACACGGCACATGCAGCGTTGATTTCTGAAATTAATAAGGCTATTGCTGACGGGAAAGCAACGACGGCAGAGAAAGCGAGTGTTGACAATAAGTTTAGGGATTACAACTTGGCTCTTGGAACATACAAAAAGAGAGTCGAGGAAGCAAATAAGGCAATTCAAGACCGAATTAAAGAGTTGGCGGAACAGGACGCCACGAACAAGGTGGACGGGATACAGATAGGGGTTAGGAACTTGTTTTTGGACTCTGGAAAAGAGGTCACAAACAATGTCTATAACATAAAAAACTATTACACCTCTATAGACCTCGTTACTGGCGGGAAATACACGTTAGTATTAAGAGGGACAACGACAGGAGGACAACAATTAGGAGTGTGGGCTAATAGTGGTAATGGTAAGATCGTCTTGTTAAAGGCAAACATGAATGACGAGGTTGTGTTCGCGCACGTTACTCTACCAACCATAAACGAAAGTTACAAGAGAAAAATAGGTTTTTATAACTACCCTAGTTCAGGTGCGATAGCTAACCCGGCAACGATAAAATGGGCTTGTCTTTACGAGGGGCATATAAAGCCACCGATGGACTGGGTGCAAGCCCCGGAAGACATGGAGCAAGCGATACAAGGCGTTCAAGACGATATTGATGCCGCTAATGCCATGCTTGCTGATATTGCTAATGACAACAAGCTAACGCCATCAGAGAAACAGGAAACTAAAAAAGAATGGGATATAATCGTTTCCGAGAAAGCCACAATCGTGGCACAAGCTGCCACGTACAGCGTGTCATCAGCGGCATACACGAACGCTTATAACGCCCTGAACACGTATATTACCCCGTTGCTTGCAAATTTAACGGTAACATCCGATATCGTTGGGACAACATTCAGGTCCAAGTTTAAGGCGTATTATGATGCTAAAATAAACCTGTTAAAAGCGGTAACTGATGCCGCCAAGCAATTTACTCAGGATGAAGTGAGTAATATTCAAGTCGGAGGGACAAATTTATTCCCTATTTCTAAACTTAATCCCGTGTCATACAGAACCAGTTCGAGCAAGGAAGGTTCTGGTCCTGAAATTGTATTTAAATGTAACACACCATCGGCATGGGCGATACTTCCAGTTTCTATTCCGATACCACTTGTTCCGGCTAATACTAATTTTATTATATCCATGGATATAAGGAATACCAACGGATTCGGTTTCGAGGTAACGGCAACGAGTAGCACCCCTACTATTCCGGGTATGGGATTAGTAAAATTTGAAAATACCACTAACGAGTGGAAACGAATTGTTAGAAAGCTAAATTCAGGGAATAATACAAATATAGGTGGTATTAACTTGTGGGGTGTTGGGGATGTCCGGCACATAAAGATAGAAATTGGCAACAAGGCTACGGATTGGAGTCCCGCACCCGAGGATGTAGACCAAGCGATTCAGGACGCTATCGCCAAAACAGTAGATGTTTCCGCTCCTTCGCAGGTGTTTAAATACGGACCGGGTTATGCTGGTACGCCAACTCCCGCAAGCATCTTGTTAACGGCAAGCCCGAGAAATTTTACTCCAACGTCGTACCAGTGGCAATACCTAAACGGCAGCACGTGGACGAACATAAGCGGTGCGACAGGTTCGACTTACTCGGTTGCCCCGGGTAACACTACATTTTTCCCTTCCGGTACGAATGTTAGGACATTCCGGTGTATCTGTAACGGGGACGAGAAGTTGTCCGATAGTTTTACGATAGCGAAGTTGGCGGATGGTGCTACCGGAGCGACGGGAGCTGCAGGGAAAGACGCCTACACGGTGTTGCTTGGCAATGAATCGCACGCCTTTGCTGGTTCCACGGCAGCGGCATTGGCTGGCTCTACTACATGTGGTGTTACTGCATACAAGGGGGCGACGCAAGTAGTTGCTACTATCGGCACGATAACTGGGTTACCAGCGGGTATGACGGCAAGTGTGGCAAGCAACGGCACCACGGCACCCGTTATTACCTTTACCGTAACAACGAGCATGAAAACTGCAAGCGGGACGGTTAAAATCCCAGTTACAGTGGATGGTAAGGTGTTTACCAAGGTGTTCTCGTACTCGATAGCGTTTAAGGGGGCAACCGGTGCGACGGGAGCCCAAGGGAAACCCGGGGGATCTATTAACGGAAAGATGCTATACAAGGACCCGGAGTTTAAGCTGGGGTTGAATGGAACCAGAACATACAATGCGCAAAATAACGGCGGTGTAGTGGAGATTCACAGGGTTCGTAAATCTACAGGGCAAACTGCTTCAAACTCGTTTGATTCGGATACCGCTTTGCATATAAAGAACGAATTAGTCGGATCGCCTTATGCTGATTCTGAATGGTGTTTATATATAAAGGCTTACGGTGGTACGACAACAAGTCATTTGGGGGGATTTTATTTCGGGCACAATTCGAGAGCTAACGCGGTATTTGTCGTGGAGGTTAGTGCTAAAATTCCGGTCGGATACACGCTTAGAAATATTCATAACGCTCATGGCGATGGATATAAACAAGAGGCATTAACGCCAATGACAGGAACCGAAAAGTTTGAAAGGTATATTTTTAAAGAAACTTGCGGTCCAACTGGTACTTTTAGTACGATTAATTTCCTTTGCCTTTCTGGTCCGGTGAAGCCATCGGGTGATCCATTAGAGTGGTTCGTGGATTTTGCTACCGTGTACGACCAAACGGCGGACGGTTACGCGGACGTGGAGATCACGACGAAAGATTCTTTAGCCGTACAACTTGGGTTTACAAACTTCGAGGCGTTAAAGGCGAACGCTTTAACTAAAGGTCCGCTAATAAAAGCGGGGCTTATTAATGCGGATGTTATAGACGTTAACACACTGGCGGGTAATATTGTTTTTGCGGAAAAGTTACTTGCCAATGATGCTTTTATTGGTAGTATAAAGTCTAATATGCTCGCCGTTGGAGGATTTGCCATTCAGGATTACAAGATAATTGGTGGTAAAGATTTTGGTGTCGGTCCGGGGGTGAAGATAACCTCGACAGACGCGGAGAAATCTTTTAAGGCTTACAAGGATGCTTCGCATTACGTGGAGATGTTCTACCGAAGCGCAAGCGATTGGGGATTAAAGGGGGTTGATGGGAATCCAGTATTCCAGCTGGGAAGCACAAACAAAATAGGTCCATTTGCCTTTAATGTTTCTGAATTAACAGCCAAAAGCGTAATATCAGAGAGTCCAAGTTACAATCAAGAGCTTATACTAAAAGACAGTGGTGTTCATTTCAAGAAAGCAATAGGTTCTATATATGCAAAAGAGGCATACATAGGAACCGCTGCAAACATGACAGGATATGGGGCACATACCATGTTAGCCATACAAGGTGGTGACATTTGGCATCAAGGATCTGTAAGAGAAGATGGGGGACGTCTTGGGAGATTTTATACCCTTGACATAGAAATGAGAGGGGTATTAAACATTAGAAATGGAGCGAGTGTAGTTTTTAGTGATGGATCTTACGAGAAGGCGGTACCTGTAGCATGGGCGTACACGAATAACGGCACGATTCCAACGTCAGGGAAAAGGCTCGTGTATGTATATAATAATAACGGTTCCGATAATCCTTGCTATCTAAGTACTTCGGGAGCGAATGACGGTCAAGTGATTACGATTATTAACACTAATACAAGCCACAGACTTAATATAAAAGATACAGCAAAAGGAAACCACTGGATACTAGAGGGATGTTGTGGAACATTTCGATATTTGTCGGGTTATGGTAAGTGGTATCCGGAGCGTTTTAGCTGGTAAAACTAAAAATAAAAAATCTTGAACTTATATGGAAACACAAACATTAAAACTAAACATTGTAGAGCGTCTTAACTTGTTAAGCGCAATTAAGGCTGCCGGGAGTTCATTTCGGGAAAGGAAGGTTTTGGATAATTTCGTTCCAAAAGTAGAATTTTCCAACGAGGAAATAGAACGTGGCGAGATACATAAGGAAGGCGAAAATACTTTTAACCCGGGGAAAGATTTCGAGAAAGAAATCGAAGTGATTGGTATCGAGGCGGAAACTTTAAAACGGGTTATCCTAGACTTTGCCGAGGAATCTAAATGTATAACAGGGCGCAACAAAAGTCTATTCTACAAGATAGATGACCTTATCGTGGAGAAAGAAAACGTTTAATTTAAAAATTATAGGAAATGGAAATTAATTACAAAACAGTAGCAACAACCACAACCCCAGTTGTTTTAAAAGGGGTAAACGTGCATTTATCGGCGGAATACGAGAACAACGCCCCCGGCGTCGTGACTTTCAGCTGCGATGGACATTTCGTGGAAGAGAATTCACAACGTGCTGATTACTTGAATTTCAACGGGGCTTACGATTGCGTGAATCGGTCGTTTCCATCTATCGGCGGAGGTCCGGTGTCGCCCGTTTTCTTGGCGTTGCTGGAGCAGCCAATTATGGAGTTCTACAACACGATCAAGGAAAGGTGATAAAAAAAAGGGGGGGAACTTTTTCCATCACGGTACTTGTTCCCTCCATAATTAGAGTTTTCAATACGCGAAAATAGTAATAAATAATGCAATATTGAAAAATAATGGAATAAAAGGAGGCGAGTAATGATAGAATTTTTTGTAACAGGTGATTTTAACGTTATTCAATCGCAAGTGTACATTATACTGGCGATGTGGGCTATAATGGTTCTCGCTGTTTGTATCGACTTGTGGGCAGGTACGGATAGCGCTAAAGCCCGGGGAGAGAAGATTTATTCCGGGGGACTCCGTCGTACCTTCGCTAAGTTGGGAGATTATTGGCGGATACAAGTAATGGCATTGATATTCGATTTAATTGGAAGTTGCATCGACTGGTACACGTTACCCTTCGCTTCTATGCTTGTAACCGCAGCCATCGTGCTAATCGAGGGACGTAGCGTGTGGGAGAACGAGAAAGCGAAGAAAAGCCAAGTGGCGAAATTACCGGATGCTATCCGGGCGATAATCCAATGTGCTGATGCCAAGACGGCAGAACAATTATTAGAAAAACTAAAGGAGGTTACGGATGATAACAAGTAAATATTTTGAAGAAGAAGAATTTAATCGTTGTTCCCCGTCTTGTAGCTTGCAGGACATGAAGCAAGCGACCATGAGTAAGTTGGATACGGCGAGAGAGATAGCGGGTATCCCTTTCGTTCTTACTTCTGCTCATCGTTCTCCAGGACACGACAGAAGCAAGGGGAGAAGCGGAACCGGGGCACATACTCTTGGTCAGGCGGTCGATATAAGGTGTAACACGTCGAGGAATCGGTTCTTGGTCGTAAATGCTTTGTTGAAAGCTGGGTTCAAGCGAGTCGGGATAGCGAAGACCTTCGTTCACGCAGATGATTCCGAATTTCACGATCAAGGAGTTTTGTGGCTATATTAATTAAAAAGCACGGGAGAAATTTAGAAGTGTGTATGTGGTAGGATTCTCCCGTGCGAGGATCGGCGTTTGTTGAACCAAATAACTTGGTTTATGAGGCTACAAATTTACTCAATTAGTAGAAAAGTTGAAATGAAAAAAAAACTAATTATATGCTGTGTCGTTTGTTTGGCACTTGGGTTCTTTCTCGGGCGTTGGTCTACAGAAGTGAAAGAAATTATTCGTTACGTGGAGGGGAAAACAATCCGGGACACGATTACACGATTTGTTCCGGATACGGTTTATCTAGCCGGAGAATTACGTTACAAATACGTGTACAAGAGGGATACGGTTTACAGGGATGTCCCAGTGGTGGATAGGGACGAAACTGTCAAGGCTACGGTAGGAGATTGGAATTTGATCCGGGATTACAAGAGAATTTTATTCGATAATAATAACGGTAAATTGTCTGTTGATCTTTCAGTTCAATATAACGAATTACAACGGCTTTCTTATTCATTTACTCCAGTACACGAGGAAGCTACTATAATAAAGCAAATGGTGTTCGTTCCATTTATTTCTGCATCTTTTTACTCTAATAACTCTTTTTCCGCCGGAGGGGGATTTTTTTATTATAACTTAGGTTTTCGGGCAGAATGTTCGTCTAATGGGCTGAATTTTGGGGTGATGTATAAATTTTAGTCATGTCTATTATTTAGATTTTTTACAAAAAAACTATTTGAGAATTGATATTTAATTTTATATCCGATGTTATTTGTGTTTATTTGTATTATCTGAATTTGTAGAATTTTGCGATAATATCGGGAAAATTTTCCTAATATGGTGTTGAAATGCTGTATTTTATTTCTATTTTTGTGGAAAGTTTTCCTAATTGAAATGTCTATGAGTGATATTGATAAAGAGTTGCGAAAAATGATAGATGCTGCCGCACATTCATCTATTGACCTTACCGCAATTAATTCGTTGAAAGAATTATACAAACAGAAGAAAAATGAATTAAATCTTTCTGATTATAAAATTCAAACATTGTTAGGGATGGATAAGAACATTCTTAATCCAATTCTAAATGGTACTGTAAAACATATTGATATTATTAGTATTATAAAGCTAGCTCACTTTCTTGGGGTATCCGTGAATGATTTGTTGAAAATCTATGTTCCAGAAATGTCTATAGAACAAATTAGTGAAATTCAAAGAGCTAGAGAAGCTGGCTATATAGTATCTAATTTTGATGTATCTACTTTAACCAAAATAGGTTTTTTCAAATCTAAGGCGAGTACAAAGAATATGTCCGAGAGGATAAAAACATTTTTCTCTTTAGAAAGTCTATATAGCTATTCCGATAATGTTATTTTTTCTGTATTTAGTCGTTCAAAAAAAGATTCGAATGAATTAATAAGGAGATTTTGGATACATTCTGCATACACCCAATTTGAACTTATAAGTAATCCTTATCCATACGACAGAGATGCTTTAGTTGATTTAATGCCAAAGATAAAGCCATTTACAAGAAATATAGAAGATGGACTTTTGTTAGTAGTTAAAGCTTTATACAAGGTAGGTGTTACAATTATATTTCAACCAGCAATTTCAACATTGCAAATAAAAGGTGCGACATTTTCATGTAATAATAAGCCTTGTATAGTATTGTCTGATCTTAATAAAAATTATCCTACACTTTGGTTTGTTTTGTTGCATGAGCTACATCACGTTTTGTATGATTTTCAAGATATACAAAAAAGAATGTTTCATTTGAGTGGGGAGGGGGATATTTTTTTAATGAATGAAGAGAGAGCGGATGACTTTGCTTTAGAATATCTTTTGCCAGAGCCAAAATTTAAATATGCTATTGGATATATAAATTCAAAATTAACAATAGAAAGATTAGCAAAAGAATGGACTATTCATCCTTCAATTATATATGCAATATATTGTTATAAAACAAATGAATGGGCGAAATTTTCAAGATATATACCCAAGATGGATATTGCTTTGGAAGCTCTAAACACGCATCCTTTTGATAAAGAAAGCTTGCTCGAAAGTGTAAAAGAAATTAAAGAACTTGTATATAATATTTAATGGCTATGGAAAAGATGAATAGGAAAGATGTTTCGGAAGAGCAGATTAAAATTGAAAAAGAGAAAGCTCAAGAACGTGAACGGCGTGCAATATTAATGAAAGCCAATGATGTTAAAGAGGAAACATTTACATTTGATATTTCAGGAGAATTACTAGTAAAAAAGGAACTTGAAAATATAGATATCGATGCTATTGATAACCCGGAGGAAAAGTATGAGTTATATTATAAGGTCGTAAATAAATTATTGCGTCGATATTTGCCTCGTGGAGAAAAGTATAAGGAAGCTAGAGATATTATTTATGAAGAGAAGAATATATTTTTGACTAGAGGACATAGAAAAAATAAAGGTATTCGCGGAGCAGATGGTAGAATGTCCTATATCACGGATATAAATGAATTGATAAAAATTATAATGGAGTGGATTTCAGCTAAAGGGACTCCTTTTGAACTTTATACAAAACTTCGAGATTTAAATATATCTAAAGGATATGGTAAAAAATCACGATGA